TTGATTGTTAGCTGGATTTGCCTATAAAATCAACCCGCCATCTCGAACGCCTCGCAGGGGGCGTTATCGGTCTCACCGTAGAATCGAATGTCATCGTCCTGCGAAACCTCCAAGCCTTTCGCTTTGCACAGGCAATCGCCGTCGCAAACGTCGTTCGGAACACAGTGTTTACATTTCCCGCAAGTCATCTTGTTTCTCTCCTTTCCTGTCGGGGTTCCTTTTTTCTTTTCATTCTTATTATAGCACTTTAAGTCTCAAAAGTCAAGGTTTTGGCAAAAATTTTTCGGAAAAAATACTCAAGGTGCTAAAAAGGCGCGAGCCGTGCTATGCGGCCCGCGCCTTTTCTCATATCATCCTGCTCGAATGAGCTTGTTCAGGAGCGAATCGTACAGCTCCTGAAGGACTTTACACTTGGCCTCGGCTTCTGCAAGCCGCGAATCGAAATCCGGGACGGGGGTCTCCCTGATTTCCTCTGCGGCATCGCCATACTGGATGCCCAGAGAAACGAGCATGGCGCGGTCAATCGCAGCCATCTCCTCGTCTGTGGCCTGTCCGCAGTAACTGCCGATGCGCTCAACCGCAACCGTGGTAATTTGCTCGCAGATTGCGGTGCTCACTCGGTTTGTGCTGCGGATGGTGACGTGCGTCGGTAAGTCGTGCTTGGGCTGGGTGGTCAGGTAGACCATCTCCACGGTGCTGCTGTGCTGGTTGTTCTTATTGTTGGACACGACGATGGCAGGTCTACCGGGGCGCTGCTCGCTCCCGACAGCCGCATAACTGCTTTCGACGTACCAGATGTCTCCACGCTTAATTTCCATGTTGCTTTACCTCCTCAAAACTTTCTCTTGCGGTGCTGGCACAAGCCAGTGTCCGCATCAAAGTCGCAGGGCTGACGCTGCTCGCTGTGCTGGCACTCATCGCAAAGCATGAGCACCTCGCCGCAGTAGGGGCAGAACGCTTGATAGCCGTCCCGCTCAGTGTCCCAGCCGTGAATCTCAACCTCCTGCTCGCAGTTGGCGCACAGCTCAGTTACGACGTATGTACGCGGCTCCGGGCCACTGTCCGGCTCCTGCAATAGCCACGCTCTGCACTTCGGCAGGGTGTCGAACTCCTCCGTCCAAGCATAGCCAGTGCTGTTGTCAATGCCGACGAAGCTCTTGCCAGTGTCCAGATAGAACAGGCCGCGCGGCTCGCGGGTGGCGATAATGTCATCAGCCTCTGCTTTTGTAATCATTCGGATTTCCACTCACGGTTCCTCCTTTCCACGCTCACCCGAACACCAAATCGCCGAACAAGGCGAACTGGATAATCATGTCGGCGCACTCAGCGTCTATGTCTGAAGTATCGATGTAGCCGCTCTCAGCGTCGATGGTCACAGATGCCCCACTTTCAATGGCGAGAGCCAGCCCGCGCAGGAACTTGTCCAGCGTCAGCTCCCACTTATCGCTGCTCTCAGCATCATAGAGCATGAGGGAGCCACCGCGCGCAATCTGTTCATGGCCGTACTCACCAAGCATCTTGCCGACCGGCTTTGCCGCTCTACACCAGCCGGTAATACCGCCTTCCAGCGCCGCGCACATGATGTCATCAATGTCCTGCGTTGCCACACGCGCCTTCAGGTCAAGCTCTACCTCGAACTCACGGGATTCGTTCTTCATACCTCGCGCACCTCCTCAAAGCTCTCCTTGCTGGCAGAGGCCAGCACTTCGTTGCCATACTCAGTGAGCATCTCCTTGAACCAGCGCTCATTCTTTTCCAGCCACTTCTCGGCCTGCGCTTCGGTGAGCGTAACACCGTTCTGCTCTGCGGCGGCGATCACGTCCTCGGCGCACCAGCGGACAATGCCGTACCACTTCTCCACTCGGGCCACCTCCTCTCACCACGTCCGACGCAGACCCGCCGCGGGCGTCAACGCCACGCCAATGCTGCCGAACTCGGAACAATCAGGCATATCGTGATTGAACACATAGACGAGCTGCTGCCCAGCGGACAAGTCCTCGCGGTCCATCGGCCACTCCTCAGGATAATCACTGACGTACAGGTAGCTCTCCATCTCACCGATGCTGGTGTAGCTGTGGATGACGTGATAGACCAAAGCATTGTTCTGCTCCTCAAACTCGGCCACCCGCTTGCACTGGGCCTCATCGAGCCAGTAGCAAGCCCCCAGCGGAGGGGCGCTCTCCGAAACAAGGTCCTCTTTCTCGAACTGCTTTATGATGGGCGCGTAGATGCCCCACAGCTTCATCCGCGCAAGGGCCTCAACTTTCTTTTCTTCTCTCGTGACGTTCATCTCAACTTCTCCTTTCAGACCAGCAGGCCGCACATAAAATCGTCGAAGACATCGAAGTTGTTGTCCCACGACTTCGTGCTGCCGACTTCATTCAGCTTTCGCCACAGTTCCATCAGCTCGGCGTCATAAGTACCTGTGTCCACGTCAAGGCAGTGGTGACAGCAATACGCGGTCCAGAGCGCCCGCAACTGCTCCCGCTCCGTTTCATTCTCAAAATAACCCTCAATGATGAACGCTTTCATGTAGCCGAACTCGGCGGTGCGGTTGATGGTGGCGAACTGCCGCTCGATGTACTCAGCGGCGTCCAGATACCCACCGATCTTCAGCTCCGCGATAATCTTTTCGACAGTCACCATCGCTCACCTCCGTTTCCCGTCCGCAACGAAGTCCTTGACCGTGCGGCTCACAGCCCAGTAGAAGTAGGGGAGCAGGAGAGCCAAGACCTCGCCACCCACCGCGAAGTAGCCGCGCTGCTGAAGGGCGTAGTCGGCGCCGAGGCGGTACAGCCAGATGCCGAGCAGGGTCAGGATGGCGTACTTCACAATCGTGCCGGCGTCCGGGCCTTTCTTCTTCCGGCGGCGTTTCTTGTGCCTGGGCTGGGCCAGATAGGGGCAGCCCGGCCCCATATAGTACTCGGTCGGCTCCCAGTCGGAAAGCACAATCTCGTGGATTTCATCACACCAGCTATCGCCCTCGCCAATGTACTGGCAGTGTGGACAGCCGTCAGGGTTGCAGTGCATCATGGCTCAATCCTCCTCGTCCATCTGTTTTCTGAGCATCCGAGCGAACTCGTTGTACGCCCGGATGCTTTCTAAACTGTTCCAATCGACCTGCTTGTGGCGCTCTGCCAAAGCCTTGTAATACTCCTCGCGTGTCATTGCGAAACAGCCTCCTCTCCAAACATTCCGTAGTAGTCATCGCCGAACTCGGACTGGCACAGCATAGAGATGCCGGCGTCACCCATCTCGGCTCTAATGCTTTCCAGTTCCTCCGGGCTGTAGAAGTCCAGCAGAGCGAAATACTCATCGCGGATGTCCTCGGGAATGCTGTCCATGTCTACTTCGCCCTCGTCGAAGTCATCTTCTTCGGCGGGGGCTTTCGCACTCCCAAGCCTTCGGCAATCCCAATCGTCCCAATACCGATAGCCGCCCCAACCGCCGAAACCGCCGCCTCCGCGGTAGAACTTCCTTTCGACGTATTCGTACTTCGGGAAACCGGGCAGCGCGGCCTCAGCCACGATTTCGAGAACCTTCTTCACCGTCGCGTTCAGGTGCTTGCGGTTGATGTATTCGTGCTGCGTATGCGCGTTGTAGTAGCCGGACGAGAGGTTGACCGCCGCCACGCCCAGCTCCGGCGCGACATAGGAAATATCGCTGAACGAACCCCACTCGGTCTCAAATCCCTTTTCGGTTATGTACTTTTCAAACTCCGGGTTGTCGCAGTCATAGAACACCGCGTCATTCCGGCCTTTACGGTCGATTTCGATGAGCAGCTTCATCTCATCCAGTTCCTTCGGGGTCTTGCCCGCTTTGTGTTTGGCGCAAAACGCCTCCGCACCAACGCCTCCGATTTCCTCATCGCAGGTGAACAAGAGCCACGGCTTGATCTGCGACTGTTCGTAAACGGCAGTCAGCGCATAAACGCCGCACCGGTCATCGCCGCCGATGCCCTGCGGGGACATCAGGATGTTTCCGTTCTCAGTCCGGCAGATGTGCTTCACTGGCTCTTTGTGAACCGTGTCAAGGTGAGCCAGCAGCATAATCGGGGCCTCGCCCCGGACAAGGATGTACTTGTTCTTGCAAACGACTGTGCGGCCGCGATACATCGCAACCAACTTGGCAAACAGCTCTTTCTGGGTGGGCTTCAGGTATTCTTCCAAAGGTTTCATACAGCTTCCTCCTCCTGTTCCTCGATGACCGCCCCACAACGCGGGCAGGTTCCATCACTGCACATTTCAATCAGCTCACCGCAATGCGGGCAAGCATCGTAGCGTTCAGCACAATCCTCACAAACGCAGGCTTCGCACCCATCTGCGCGATAAACCACCCGCATATCGTCCCTGTGGTGCAGGTCTCCGCAGAGGTCGCAGCAGTAATAAAGCTCATCGCGGCAGTCTGAGCAGATGCGAACCTCCTCTCCGTCCCGATAGGCGTCACGCATCCGACGGTCCAGATGCCACTCGCCGCACTCATCGCATTCGCTGCAATATTCTTCGCGGCAACTGTCGCAGACATTCTCGCCGTCGATGTAGCTCACCATGTCCTCCGGCCAATATTCCTCGCACTCGTCGCAGTAGGTGTAATGCTCATCGCGGCAATCCTCGCAGACCTGAATCCAGTCTCCCTGATCGTTACGAACATCGAACAGCTCGCTGCAACGACCTTCGCAATAATCGCAGGTGTAGCTCCCACGGCGGCAATCGTCACAATAAACTCCGTCGTTGGTTTCCTCGCCACAGACGATGCACAGACCCCAGGTGCCAACTTCCAGAGGATTCTCATATTCCAAATCACAATCTGCGCGAACGCTGACGTGACCGTCGAAATCGCTGTAAGTCCAGTCCGCGTAACCACCGAAGCCTTCCCCAATCACCACAAGGTCGGACTTATCGCCGACAGTAGAGTAGGTCTTCCAAAGATTCGGAACATTTTCCAACATCGAAATCTCGCGCTGAACCAAATCGCGGTAGAGCTTGGAATCCTCGGCGGCCCCATAAACTCCTCCAGCGGTGTTGTACATCCGGCTCTGCATCAGCAGCCCGCTGCCCGGGCGGTAAGCGAAAATCTGGCGGGTGGTCTTCCGGTTGTTCAGCGTCTCCGCATCCATCGGGTCATTTACCGTGAAAACGATGAAGCTGACCTCATCCCGGGCGTATCCAGTGCAGCCGTTGTTGTAGCTGTACTCGGTCGAGTTAAACGAGTGGCAGCTCGTGAGGGTCGCGCCCCGGCGGTCGCACTTCGGGTTGCTCATCGTGATGAAGTGCGCCGGATTGATGCTGACGAACAGCTTGAACCCAATCTTCTTGGCGCTCAACTCGTCCGCAAACTGAGCGTACAGCCGCTGGAATTCGCTGCCGGCGGTCTCATCCGCAACGCCCAGCGCCACGCAGAGCGACTTGAACACGCGGCTCAGTTTTCGCGTCGGAGTGTAGGCTTTCGGAGCCAACTGCTTGATGGCAGCGATGAATCTCTCACGGCAGGTCTCATTGACCTCCGGGTTCGAGAAGAAACTGATTGCGTTCATCACCGTATCAAAATCATAATCGCCCGACCGCAGAGGCTTTTCGAGAATCTGCACAGCCAACTGATAAACCCGGTCATAATCAGGGTTGTGCGTCCGGGTCCCGTTGATAACCAGCGCATCCAGCTTCGCATCCCAAACCGGGGACTTGCTGAACAATTCCCGCAGGTTCTGCTTGGCGTAGCTGCTGTCTTTAGCGAGCCGCTCGATGAACGTATCGGTGACGTCATCCAGAACATCGGTCTGCCGGGTATGAGCGCCGTAATCGTTCAGGGCCTGACGGATATTTGCCTCAGCCCGCTCGATGATTTCCTGCATTTCCATTTTTGCTTACCTCCTCAACATTCCATCGTTGATGTAGTTTGCGAAGATCCAGTTGCGGCAGGTTCTCTGCCGGCGGGTGTAGAACCCCGGCGGATTCGGCTTGTAATCCGCGAATTCGATGCGCCGTGCATCCGTAATCCGGACCCGGATATTGTGGTTATCCACAAAAACCGTCTCGCCCGGAGCGGGAACGAACGCGATGTGCGTGTTCTGCCAGTAATTGAAACCGGCGCTCAATCCGCAGAGATAATAGGCAACCGCCTTCGGATGCTCGATGACGTCGATGTCGATGAGCGCGATCGGCTTGTGCAGTGTTCCGTAGTAAACGCGATTGTCCTTGCCTCCGAGGAAACATTCGGCGCAGCATTTGGAAATGTCCACGCCTCGGATGTCCCGCAGCCAGAAGAATTCGTGATACCGCTTGACTTCCAGCGTTAAGTGCATTTACTTCACCTCCTCCGTCTGATTGGCGGGGGCCTTCTTTTTGCGCCCACGCTTTTTCGCAGCCGGCTTCTTGGCTGCGGCCTTCTTCGTGACCGGCTCGCTGACCGCCCAGCTCATCAGGACCTTGAAGCTCCCGTCGCCCATCTTCTCGATTTCGCAAGTCCAGCCCTCGCCGTTCACCGAAACCGAATCGTCCTCGCGGTTCGCACTATCCGCGGCGGACTGAATCTTGTCCATCGCCTCGTCGGCGACGATTTTGAGCGCCTCGGCGGCTTTGAGGTACTCGGCCAGCCAGTAGGCCGCCTTCTTGTAGCTGCGGACCGTGTAGGTCGCGTTGGCCTGACACCGGCCCGCGCCAATCACGATGTCCATGACGTTCTCGTTCTCCACGAAATTCGCCTGTCCCGGCTCGTGGACCTTGACCCAGCGGCCCTGTTTCAGTTCTGCCATTTGTTTGTCCTCCTTGGTTTTATGTATTTGCCCTGTCATCATCAGGCCGGGTGGGGCGGCTCCCGGCGACGCCCTTTCGGGCGTTTCGACTTAAATCGCTTTCAGGCTTGCTATGTACTTCCGTTCGGCCTCGATATAGGCGAGGTCATCTTCGCTCGGGCCGTTCTCGGATTGAATCAGATCCTCGATGAACCCGCGCAACGCGCTTTCCATAATGCTGATGATTTTCGCATCCATCTGAAATTCTCCTTTCCTGACTGGAAGTGCTTTTGCTCAAATCCGGCAAATTATTGAAATGGCTAAGGTTTCAAAAAGTGCGCTCGCTTTGGCGATGGCACTTTTTCTTTCGTCTTGCAGCTCTCCTGCGGCTGTTACCAGCCTCCCGGAGCCGGTTGTAGAGGAAATGCCCATTTCTACTCCGGCACCGACAGCGACGCCGGCAGTAGAGACCGCAGTAAAACCTTGGTCAGATGAGGATGTCGAGGCAATGGTCCTGACCCTCGCTGGTGAGTGCTACGAGGACAAAGAGCAGGATAAGCGCTTAGTCTGCGAAGTCATCCTGAATCGGGTAAGCGCCGGAAATTTCGGCGGTGATACGGTTCTCAAAGTTGTTTCGGCCCCAAATCAGTTTGATGGGTACTGGCGGCAGTCCAGACCTGTCAGCGAGAACGATTACGAGATCGCTGAACAGGCGCTCTCAGACTGGTACGCCATCGGCTGTCAGCCACTCTCGGATTACCTGTTTTTTGAAGCCGGTGAAAACCGCGAAAACACCTTTCGATGCGAATACTGATGAGTTTCTAAGGAGGACAAAAAATGTTTGAAGTGCGAATCACCATCGAAGCCCCGGAACTTGCAGGGGCAATCAACAATCTTGCCGCTGCGATGGGCGGTGCCAAACTCGTTCCCCAGCAGACCACTACCCCCGTGATGCAGCAGCCTTCAGCGAACCCGCAGGTCGTTGCCGCTCCTGCGTCTGCCCCTGTGCAGCCCTCCTCGCTGCCCAGCCCTGGCCCTGTGGCTCAGGCTATGCCGAGCTATCCGGCGCCCAATGTTCCTCTGGCTCAGCCTCCCAAGTACACGGTTGACCAAATCATGGCTGCTGGTGCCTCGCTCATGGACGCCGGCAAGGTGAATGAGCTGATGAATCTGCTCCACTCCTTCGGCGTTCAGGCTGTCATGGATCTGAAGCCCGAACAGCTCGGCGCGTTCGCCACCGGCCTGAGAGAGCTGGGGGCGAAGATATGAGTAGCCACGCACTGCTTTCCCCGTCCAGCGCCCACCGCTGGCTGAACTGCCCCCTTGCGCCCCGGCTGGAAGCCACCCTCCCCGAGAAGCCCAGCGAGTACGCTCGCGAAGGGACAGTGGCCCACAGCGTCTGCGAGATTACGGCAAAAAAGAAGTTCAAAAAGGTCAAGGCCGCCGAGTACAACCGCGTCATCAAAAAGCTGAAAACAGATGCGGTGTGGGATGATGAAATGCTCCATACGGCTGAAACTTATGTGGAACACTTGACTGAACGGGCGATGGAGTTCGCCAACGAGCCATACATCGCCTTCGAGGTTAAGGTGGATATCTCCGATTACGTCCTAGAGGCTTTTGGCCGCTGCGACTGCGTGATGTTCGGCGGCGATACGCTTATCATCACAGATTACAAGCATGGGAAGGGTGTCCCGGTCAGCCCGGACGAGAACCCTCAGCTCATGCTATACGCCCTCGGTGCGCTGAAGCTCTACAAGCCCCTGTTCGGCGCTGCCTTGAAGAACGTAACGGCCTACATCGACCAGCCCCGCATCAACGCCTACGACGGATGGACCTGCACCGTGGATGAGCTGCTCGCTTGGGGCGAGAACGTGAAGCCCAAAGCGCAAATGGCTTTCATGGGCTTCGGTGAATATCATGCCGGCGACTGGTGCCGCTTCTGCCGGGCCAATGGAATCTGCAAGGCTCAGGCTGAACAGCAGATTAGGGCGTTCGATGATTTCAGCGCAGCCATCGGAAATCCCTCCGCCTTACTCAGCTCCGCAGAAATGGGAGAGGTGCTGAAACGCGGCGAGACCCTCGTCTCGTGGTATGAGAGTGTCAAGGAAAAGGCGCTCGAATCCCTGCTCAATGGCGAAAAGATTCCGGGCTACAAAGTCGTGGAGGGCCGCAGCACCCGCTGCTGGACCGACCAAGATAAAGCCCTTGATAGGCTGCAAGAGAGCGGCGTAGATCGCGCCGTTATCTACGACAGCGTTCCGAAGACATTGGCGCAACTCGAAAAACTGCTCGGCACCGCGAAGTTCAAAGAGCTGGTTGGGGAGTTCGTGACCAAGCCGCAGGGCAAGCCGACGCTGGCCCTCGAAACTGATTCCCGCAAAGAGTTCAACAGCGCCGCCGCTGACTTTGCCGGCGTAGCAGCGCAGAGTTAAAGAGCGATGAGTTTATTCGACAAAGGTGAATTTGACGCAGAGCAAATGCTTCAGTACGAAAGGAGAAAAATCATGTACAACAACATTCCGACTAAGGTCCTGACCGGTGAAGTCCGGCTGTCCTACGTGAACCTCGTGGCCCCTCGTGTGAACAACAACGACCCCACCGCGACCCCGAAGTATTCCGTCACGCTGCTCATCCCGAAGACTGACACGGCGGTGAAGGCGAACATCGATGCCGGCATCGAGGCTGCTGCCAAGGACGCACAGGCGAAGATTTGGGGCGGCGTCCGTCCTCCGGTCCTGCCTATCCCCATCCACGACGGCGATGGCGTTCGTGAGAACGGTACTCCCTACAGCCCCGAGTGCAAGGGTTGCTGGGTCATCACTGCCAGCACGAAGAACAAGCCGCAGGTGGTGTCTCAGAGCGACATCAATACGGAGCTGCTGCCGCAGGACATCTACAGCGGTATGTATGCCCGCGTGACCATCAATTTCTTCGGCTACAACACTGCTGGCAAGCGAGGCGTAGGCTGCGGTCTTGGCAACGTGATGAAGACCCGCGATGGTGAGCCTCTGGCTGGTGGAGCGTCTGCTGCGGCTGACTTCGCTGGTGTCGGCCAGACGGTTTCTGCTCCCGCTACTCCCGCCTACGGCGGCGCGATGCCGGCCACCCCGGGCCAGATGAGCTACCCCAACACTGGGTATGCCGCTCCCGCACCTGCGCCAGCTCCTGCTGCTGACGGTGTGGCTCCGTGGGGTGCCGCTGACGGTCCTTATGGCGGCCAGCCTCAACAGGGTAATCCGATGGGCGTTCAGCCCGGTGCTATCAATCCCCTCACCGGCCAGCCGTATTTCGGTTAAGTAAGCGAAAGACACGCGGCCGCAGAATAAGCGGTCGCGTGTCTTTTTTCTAAGGAGGACAAGTCTATGTTTGATTTTGATACCCCTCGGGAGGCGAAGCGGTTCCGCGTCAATCATCCGAACGGGTACATTGAGATAAACGTGGGGACGTTCTTTGGCACCTCCCCGCAGAAGAAAGTGAACAAGCTGCTGCGCCTCGCCCGGAAGTATTGCACGGAGGAACAGCGCAGGGAGCTGCTCTGCAATATCGTGGAGGAGGCCAAGTATCGCTCGGACATCCTCGATGAGCTGGACAGCTTGATTTCCAAAGGCCGGATGCTGTTTCACGCAATTTTCGGCAAGCAGTGGCCTACCGACATCATCTCAGCCAGCGGGTATAACGCCATCGACAAGCAGCGCAAGCAGTTGAGCGCCTACGCGGAGGTTATCGCGGGAGAGAGGTGGGAAGGATGAAGCACCATCTCAGCATTGACCTTGAAACCTTCAGCAGTGTTCCCATTGGCAAGGCCGGAGCCTACAAGTATGTGCAAAGCCCGGACTTCGAGATCCTGCTGTTCGCATACAGCCTGAACGACAGCCCCGTGGTGGTTGTGGATTTGGCGCAAGGTGAGGTTCTCCCGGACTGGCTCTATAAAGCCATAGAAAGCCCGGAGTACATCAAACACGCCTACAACGCCGCGTTCGAGTGGTACTGTCTCTCGAAGTTCTACGGTCATCTGCTGCCGGTGGACCAGTGGCGGGACACGATGCTGCACGGCCTCTACTGCGGCTACACAGCGGGCTTGGACGCCACCGGCAAGGCGCTGGGTCTGCCAGCCGAAAAGCAGAAGCTCTCGGTAGGCAAGGCGCTCATCCGGTACTTCTGTGTACCTTGCACCCCCACACAATCAAACGGTGGACGGCACCGCAACCTGCCGAAGCATGACCCGGATAAGTGGGATTTGTTCAAGACCTACTGCCTGGGCGACGTCACCACCGAGAAGGAGATCGAGCGCCGGCTGTCGGCCTTTCCAGTGCCGGATGACATCGAGAAACAGTGGCAGACCGACCTGCTCATCAACGCCAGAGGCGTGGCGGTGGACATGGGCATGGTGCGCGGCGCTCTGGAAATCGGGGCGCAGTCCCGTGACCGGCTCATGCAGGAGGCAATCTCCATCACCGGGCTGGAAAACCCGAACAGCATCGCCCAGCTCTCGACGTGGCTGGAAAAGGCCACTGACACGCCCGTCACTGATCTGCGGAAAGACACGGTTGCCGCTATGCTGGAAAGCAACGCTGTGACCGGCTCGGCTAACCGGATGCTTGAAATCCGGCAGGAGCTGGGTAAGACCAGCACCAAGAAGTACGACGCTATCGAGGCCGCTGTGTGCGGCGATGGCCGGGTACGAGGGCTGCTTCAGTTCTACGGAGCCAACCGCACAGGCCGCTGGGCGGGCCGTCTCGTGCAGGTTCAGAATCTCCCGCGCACCTACATTGGGCAGCTCCCGCTGGCTCGTGAGGCCGTCAGGAACAAGCAGGAGGACAAGCTGCGGTTCCTCTACGGCTCCGTGCCTGATACCCTGTCCCAGCTCATCCGCACGTCGTTCGTGGCGTCCGAAGGCAACAAGCTGGTGGACGCCGACTTCAGCGCCATCGAAGCTCGCGTCATCTCGTGGCTCGCGGGAGAGCAGTGGCGGCTGGAAGTGTTCAGAACCCACGGCAAAATCTACGAGGCGTCGGCGAGCCAGATGTTCGGCGTCCCGCTGGAAAAAATTAAGAAGGGCAACCCCGAATACGCCCTGCGGCAAAAGGGCAAGGTCGCTGAACTGGCGCTGGGCTATCAGGGAAGCTCCGGTGCGCTCATCGCAATGGGCGCTCTGAAAATGGGCATCCCGGAAGATGACCTGCCGGACATCGTTTCCCGCTGGCGGGATTCCAACAAGCGCATTGTGGACCTCTGGTATTCGCTCGAATCGGCGGCGGTGTCTGTCATCCAGACCGGCCATCCGGCGGGTGTCCGAGGGTTGATGCTGGCCCGTGAGATGGACATTGAGAACGGGCTGGACTTCCTCACCATCACCTTGCCGAGCCGCCGCAAGCTCTATTATGCGAAGCCCTCGCTCGGTGAGAACTCTTGGGGCCGCCCCTCCATCCTCTACTACGGCGTCAACCAGACAACAAAGCAGTGGACGCAGCTCGAAACCTACGGGGGCAAACTCGTGGAGAACTGCGTTCAGGCCATCGCCCGTGACTGCCTTGCAATCGCCATCGAGCGGTTGGAGGCCGCCGGGTTCCCGGTGGTGTTCCACATCCACGACGAAGTGGTGGTGGACTGTCCTGCGGAGAAGGCAGACCTCGATGAAGTCGTGCGGCTGATGTCGCTGCCGATTCCGTGGGCGACTGACCTTCCCCTCAACGCGGATGGCTGGGTTGGCGATTTCTTCAGAAAGGACTAACGCCATGTTCGTACACAAAAACGCTGAGGGCTATCCTGACCCCACAGTCGGAGAGGCCATGAGCAACATCGCTCAAGAGGAACGCCGCAAAGAAGCTGATCGGCTCGCTGCCATCAGCGCCCTTATCCCTGTGATGAAGGGCTGCGCGGAGTTGGCCGGATTTGAAGTCGTGGGCCGGATCGTCCTCATGGACAAGGAAACTGGCAAGAAATACAGGTAGACGGAAGGAGGTCGGAGCCAATGGTCAATGACCGCCAAATTACAATCTCTGTCGGCAACAACCGAAAGAGCGTGAACTGGCAGCCGCAGACCCTGATGCTGTCGGAGTTCTACGAAAAGCTCCGAATCCCCAGCCGCTCAACAGAGACGATGCAGGAGTACCTCTCCCTGCGGAAATCTGAACAGGATGACAAGAAGGACATCGGCGGGTTCGTCGCTGGCACCCTGTCCGGCCCGCGCCGCAAGGCCGGGGCCGTGACGGGCCGCGACATTATCACCCTCGATTTTGATACCATCCCGCCCGGTGGCACCGAAGAAATCCTGAAGCGCGTGGACGCGCTCGGCTGCGGCTACTGCATCTATTCAACGCGAAAACACTCACCGGCAAGCCCCCGGCTGCGTATTCTGCTGCCCATCGACCGCACGGTCACAGCAGATGAGTACGAGCCGCTGGCCCGGTACATGGCTGTCTGCATCGGCATTGAGTTCGCTGACCCGACCACGTTTGAGGCCACGCGGCTGATGTACTGGCCGAGCTGCTGCAAGGACAGCGAGTATATCTTCACGTTCGGTGATAAGCCCATGCTCTCCGCAGACGGCTTGCTGAACGCGATGAACGAAAAGTTCGGGGACTGGCGCGACGTCTCGAAGTGGCCGCAGGTCCCCGGTGCAGACAACGCCTATAAGAAACTGGCAATGAAGCAGAGCGACCCACTCAGCAAGGCTGGCGTGGTGGGTGCGTTCTGCCGGACATACGACATCTACGGCGCGATGGACACCTATCTCGACGGCATCTACGCGCCGGTGGATGATTCCAGAGGAAGATACACCTATCTTGGCGGCAGCACGACCGGCGGAGCGGTGGTGTACGACAACGGGATGTTCCTGTACAGCCACCACTCCACCGACCCCTGCTGCGGCAGGTTAGTCAACGCCTTCGACTTGGTGCGCCTCCACAAGTTCGGCGACCTCGACGATGGAGCTGACCCAAACACGCCCACGAACAGGCTCCCATCCTACACGGCGATGTGCAACCTCGCTGTGGAGGACTCGCGGGTCTCCCGGCAGCTTGCAAAGGAACGGGCCGATTCTGCTGTCAGCGATTTCAGCGGCCTGTCCGAATCAGCGTCGGCCAGTGAGGGCGATAACCTCGACTGGACGATGGACTTGGAGCTGAACCGGCAGACCGGTACGATTAAAGCTACCATCGACAACATCTGGCTCATCCTCGAAAATGACCCGAACCTCCGGGGCAAATTCGCGCTGAACGAGTTCGCCGGTCGCGGCGAAGTGCTGGGAGACCTGCCGTGGAGCGCGTTTGACAAAAGAAGGGGGTGGACAGATAACGACAATCAGGGCCTTTACTGGTACTTCGAGAAGGTGTACAAGATTACCGGCAACGGCAAAATCGACGGCGCTCTGTCCCTGCATAGTGAGAAGCACAAGTTCAACGATGTGCAGAACTATCTCACCTCGCTCACGTGGGACGGCTATCCGAGGCTCGATACGCTGCTCGTGGAGTATCTGGGGGCGGAAGACCGTCCATACACACGCGCCGTAACCCGGAAGGCGTTCACAGCGGCTGTAGCGCGGGCTATGGAGCCGGGGTGCAAGTATGACACCATGCTCATCCTTGTGGGGCCGCAGGGCATCGGCAAGTCTACGCTCCTCGATAAGATGAGCAAGGGCTGGTTCAACGATGGCATCCGCACCTTTGAGGGCAAGGAGGCCAGCGAGCTGCTGCAAGGTGTGTGGCTGGTCGAGATCGGTGAGCTGGATGCCTTCAGGCAGTCAGATACCGCCCGTATCAAGCAGTTCCTGTCCCTGCGGGCAGACCGGTTCAGAGCGGCCTACGGGCGTCACGTCAAGGAGCTGCCGCGCTGCTGCGTGTTCTTCGGCACCACCAACACCGCCACGTTCCTGCGGGACCGCACAGGAAACCGCCGGTTCTGGCCGGTAGATGTGGGGGTTCAGCCGAGGCTGAAGCTCGTATGGGAAGACCTCGAAAACGAGGTTGACCAGATTTGGGCGGAGGCCATGATGCGGTGGAGAATGGGCGAGAGCCTTATCCTGTCTGGCGACTTGGAGAAAGACGCGATGCAAGAACAGGAATCCCACCGCGAGGTCAGCAGTAAGGAAGGCATCATCCTCGATTTCGTGGACCAGCCTGTGCCGGAGGATTGGCAGAAGTGGCCGCTGGACAAGCGCCGGCTGTTCCTTAATGGCACGGTTGAGGGCAACGTGACCCTCGTACCGCGGGATAGGATATGCGCCTTGGAAATCTGGTGTGAAGCCTTCGGGGGCCAGCCAAAAGATTTCCGGTATTCGGAATCTTCCGAAATCAATGACATCCTGCGGTCCATGCCCGGATGGGAGAAAACGCCGAATGGCTTGCGCTTTGGGTACTGCGGGTATCAGCGCGGCTTTCTGCGGAGCAAAAGGAGGTAACGCCGAATGAGCAGGAGAAGTGATTTGGAACTCGTCAAGGACTGGCAGACCATCCGCACCGAGTTCGAGGCGATGGAGCGGATGTCCTGCGTCCCTGCGGGCATCCGTAAGGTCCGGGCTGACCACATCTTTGATGAGGAGAAGTCTGTCCGCTGGAACCGCGAAATGGTGGAGAAGAACAATGCCGACTATCAGGCAGAGGTGGCGCGGCTGAACACCGAAAAGAACAAGCGCCGCGACGCCATCCTCGAAGACATCTATCGGTTGATTCAGGAGGACGTGGGCCATGACCTGTCACGGGTCAAGGCCCAGCACCTCTGGGCGTATGCGTGGGAGCAGGGCCATGCAAATGGGTTCCCTGACGTCTACTACCACCTTCAGGATATGGTCGAGTTAGCTAAGATGCTCTTAGAGTGAGCGCGGAGGTAATCAGCATGGTGGTGAAAAAGGCTGGCGGCAAAATCTATGGCGCGGTTCTCACGTCTGCGGAGAAGAAGGCCATGAACATGGAGATCGAACGGCAGCTTGCAGAATACACGCGGAAGCATGAGGTCGAGTTGAACGCGATGATTCTCTATGTGCTACACGAGCAGCTTGGTTTCGGTGAGCAGAGGTTGCGGAAGTTCTTCGACCGGTTCTCGGTAGAGATTGACGCGCTGGTCAAATACTACGAGATGGACGATGAAGACGTCGAGTGGCTCTGTACCAGAAAGCTGCTGGATATGGGCATCGACGTGGCGAAGTGGGTCGCCGACGCTGAAACATTGGGCTGAAACATCTTGTGTCGATTCTACCGCAAGTCTAATTTCAGGAAAAATTAGAGAAGTTCAGGGCGGAAAGTCGTTCACAGATTGTTCAATGTTTCAGGCGTCGAATGTTTCAATGTTTCGCCAATGTTTCAGCAATGTTTCAGCGGAAACCCGCATGATTACTAAGTTTTCACCGTTTTGAAACATTGAAACATTCATTTCTATAAAAGATGAAAAATAGAGAGATTAGGGAGATTAGGGTATTACCCGTATATCTCTAATACGCCTAATCCGCCTAATTCGCGCTAAGTTACGCGCACGCGAATGTTTCAGGAGGTTCAGATGAAAGAAAGCTATATTGAGGGGCGTCTTGTCGAAGGCGTGAAAAGGCTCGGCGGTATGTGCTTGAAGTTCGTCAGCCCCGGTACTTTAGGGGTGCCTGACCGAATCATCATCACGGCAAGTGGCCGAATCATCTTCGTCGAGCTAAAGACCGAGACAGGCCGCCTCGCGAAAATCCAGAGGTACACGATTAGCGAGATGCAAAAACACGGCGCGGATGTCCGCGTGGTCAAAGGCATCGACGAGGTGAAGGAGCTGCTTGCCGAGATCGGAGGGATGCAGGGATGATATTCAATCCATACCCATATCAGCAGTATTGCATCGACAGCATCATTTACAATCGGGCAATCGGCCTGTTTTTGGATATGGGCTTGGGCAAAACGGTCATCACGCTGTCAGCCATCAAAGACCTTCGGTACAACCGATGGGAGGTCGCAAAGCCTCTCATCATCGCGCCGAAGAAGGTGGCCGAGGCCACATGGACTACGGAGGCTGCGAAGTGGGACCACCTGAAAATGATGCGGGTCGTGCCTATTCTCGGTACGGGCCAGCAGCGGCTGCGGGCGTTGGCTACGCCGGCGGACGCCTACGTGATAAACCGCGAGAACGTGACATGGCTGGTCGAGCATTTCAAAAATGCGTGGCCGTTCGACATGGTGGTGCTGGATGAGAGTTCGAGTTTCAAAAATTCCCAAAGCAAGCGGTTCAAGGCGCTGCGGCTGGTTCGCAGTAGAATTCACAGAATCGTGGAGCTAACCGGCACTCCATCCAGCAACGGCCTCGAAGACCTGTGGGCGCAGATTTATCTGCTGGATGGTGGCGCACGGCTGGGCAAGACGCTGGGGGCGTATCGCGATCGGTACTTTGTCCCCGGCAAGCGCAACCGCACGACCATTTTCAGCTACGACCCGAAGGAGGGCAGTTTTGAGATGATAAAGAGAGCCATCAGCGACATCTGCATCAGTATGAAGGCCAGTGACTACCTCACCCTGCCGGACGTTATACATAACGACGTCCCGGTGGCACTCGACGCTGCGGCCAAGAGAGCGTATGCCCAGTTGGAGACTGACCTGCTGTTGCAGGTGGACGAGAATACCATTACGGCCCAGAGCGCCGGCGTCCTGACCGGGAAGCTCCTTCAGCTTTGCAACGGGGCGATTTATGACGAGAATCGGAACGCCGTGGCCGTCCACAACTGCAAAATCGACGCTTTTATGGAGCTGATTGAGCAGTTGAACGGGCAACACGCTTTGGTGTTCTACAATTTCCAGCATGACCGTGACCGGCTTGTGGAGGCTTTGGCAAGTACGAAGTTGCGAGTGCGCGTTTATTCTCGGGCGCAGGATGAGATTGATTGGAACAGCGGTGAAATCGACATCCTGCTTGCCCACCCCGCGAGCTGCGGCTACGGGCTGAATCTTCAGCGCGGCGGGCATCACGCCATCTGGTTCGGGCTGACGTGGAGCTTGGAGCAGTACGAACAAGCCAACAAGCGACTGCACCGGCAGGGGCAGGAGCATCCGGTTGTCATCCACCACCTGATTGTGCAAGGTGGTATGGATGAGGCCGTCTTGGAAGCCCTTCACGATAAGGGTGATATGCAGAACGTGCTGCTGAACGCGCTGCGCGTCCGCATCAGCAAAATTCGCAGTTAAAAAAGGAGGAGGCAGATGACCATGATTGGAACAGAAGAAATCGCCGAGATCGTGAAGGTAGCGGCTGCCGAGGTGCTCGCCCGGAAGGACGAGATTCTCGATGAGGAGTATGATGCCCGGTATCACGACGTCAACCTGCTGATGAAGAACTACCGGAAGCTGAAGGCTCACTACTCGAACGTGTCGCCGGAGACCTTGGAGGTCAGCGCCATCTGCTCGATGCGCCGGAAGACCGGCTTGATGATGAGCCACGTCGATAAGATGCTGGCAGCGTATGAGGCCATGTGCAAAGGCTCCATCAACCCGGACGAGGGCCGCCGGTGGGAGGCTCTCTACCTCCGCTACATCGACAGCAAGCGCATGAGCGTGGATGACATTGCCAGCCAGTTGAACATCGACAAGCGGACTTTCTACCGTGACATCAATAAGGCGATGGAGGACATGGCCGTGCTGCTGTTCGGCATCGAGGCCATCGGCTCGTGGAAGCATAAACGTGGTTCAGACGGAAAAAGGTAATAAAATCAGGAGGTTTTCGCCAGTCGGAGACCTCCTATTTTGTTACGTTAAATCGCCTTTTGCGAAAATTTTTTCAGAAAAAATTTTAGAAAAGCATTGACAAACACGACTTAAAGTGCTATAATAAGAATGTAAAGAAAAAGAAGGAACCCGACGAGAGAACGGAGGTTGAGAAAAATGACAGCAGCAGTTCGAGAGTGCATCAAAGCAGAATGTGAATACCGAGAATGGCGCGAATGCCCGCTTTGGTATTGCGTCAAGACCAAGCTCAGAGCTGATGGAAAAGTTGAGAGCGAGATCGTTTCGGACGAGAAAACCAAGATTGCGATTACAATTCAGAGCGCGGACAAGCCGCTGGATGGGGTTTTCGAGGATGCGAGCGGAGTTACATATTACACCTATCACGCGGGTTACGTGGAGGCCGCCAAGCAGGTTGCGTTGACAAAAGCGATGTAGGCAAATACAGCAGACCATTTCAGTCATTTACATCACCTTCTTTCATACCACCTGTGCGGTGGCTTTTTCTTTGCCTGAAATCGTACTGATAGATGAAAATAACGCCGTCAAGCACAGTTTCTCGGTAATACATTCCGTCTGCATACCACTCGCGTCGTATCTCCTCACCATCATTCAATTTCGGCAAATTTGCCTTTGCCATGTCTGCAAGTTCTGCCGCAACCGCAAGCAGAACCGAAGGAAGGGCCTTCACTTCTCCTGATTTACGTCATCAGCGAGAAGCTCCTCGATGGTGCAACCATAGAGCTTCGCAAGCAGGGGTAGCTTGTCGGCCCTCGGCTTTGCAAGTCCACGCTCCCACTTGCTGACTGCGGATTCCTGCACGCCTACGGCCTTGGCGACCTCACGCTGGGTAGGGATGGCTCCACGAAGTCTCCGCTCTCTCATTACGTTCATCTTTTCACCTCCTAAACGGTTCCATGCGGTGGGTTTCTGTACTTACATTCTCATTATAGCACCATATTTCCAGAATGTCAACTCCTATTCTCAAATTTTCCGAAAAATTTTCCCCTGTTGACAATGTGAATTAAAAGACATATAATAGACTTTAAGGAAAGGTGGTGTACCTATGGGCGGATTCGGAGAACGACTGAAACGCTTGCGGAAAGAGCGCGATATTACCCAAGGACAGCTTGCCGAAGTTATTGGCGTAGTTCCATCTGCGGTTGGCAAGTATGAGCGCATACCGCAGTCTTACCCAAGTGTCGAAGCCCTCATCAAGATTGCCGACTACTTTAATGTCAGCACGGATTATCTGCTGCGGGGCGTACAAATTGCGCCCTCGGTGGAGAATAACCTGAATGGGCAAATGTTGAACAGCTCTTTTGTTCAGGCAAACCACGGCGGTGTTGTCTTCAATGGAGATTCGCAAAAGGCGATTTCCCCGGAGGCGATAGAGCTGCTCCGCATTTATGAAACACTAAATGGGCGTGATCGCCTAAAGCTGCTGAACATCGCAGTGGAGTTGGAAGGAGGCTCGAAATGAGAGTAACTCTTGACATCAAACAAAAGTGCTCATTCTTTTGGCTGCGAGGCATCCGACGCGCTCGTATTGATAAGTGCTGCGCGAAATGCTTTATCGGCGAAGTCTACCACGAAGTCTATGACGGAACGCGCTTTAAGGAAAAGGCTCACGTGGATCTGGAACTCCCGCCGGACGGCAGCATAAAAGCCTACTACCTCTGCGGCCTGAGCCGCGGGTTCAAGTACGAGGACAACACCCACGTTGCCTTCGTACCTTGCGCTGGGCAGAATATCGAGATTGAGAATGACCGGATTCGCCTTGTGATTACTGATGCTCGCCAAATTGATTTCCAGAGCTACAAGCCGAATCCTGCGGGCGAATATACGGATGAGCAGCGCACCTGCCGCAACTGGATATTCGCCAACTACCTGTTAGACGGGATGCCGCTTTGAACCGCGCAGCCCTCTACATCCGTGTTTCCACGCTGGAACAGGCGCAGGAGGGCTATTCCGTCGGCGAGCAGAAGGAACGCCTGATTGCGTACTGCAAGGCCAAAGACTGGATTATCGCGGACATCTATGTGGATGGCGGGTACACCGGCAGCAACCTGAACCGTCCCGGCATCCAGAAGCTCATCTCCGAGACGGACAAGTTCGATCTCGTGCTGGTCTACAAGTTGGACCGTCTCTCCCGCTCCCAGCGGGACACGCTCTACCTCATCGAAGAAGTCTTCCGGCCAAAGGGCGTGGACTTCATTTCCATGCAGGAGAGCTTCGACACATCGACCCCATTCGGCAAGGCCATGATTGGCCTCCTCGCTGTGTTCGCCCAGCTCGAACGTGAGCAGATAAAGGAGCGCACGTGGATGGGCCGCGTAGCCCGCGCCAAGACCGGCCTCCACCACGGCGGGGGCCATATCCCCATCGGCTATGAGTACGAGGACGGGCATCTCGTCATCAACCCGTATGAGGCCGAGCAGGTGCGGAAGATATACGAGTGGTATCTTGCTGGTGATTCCCTGAAGACCATCACCGACAAACTTCAGGAGGTGGGGTACACGAACAAGTACAGCAGCTACAACTCATGGACCAGCGTCCGAAACATCCTCGGCAATGAGACCTACACCGGACGGCTGCATTTTGGAGATGTCACAGTGGATAACGCACACGAGCCTATCATCACCAAGGAACAGTTTGACGCGGCACAGGTCCTCCGGGGCAAGCGGCAGGAGCAATACGGCGGTCAGGCGTTCCAGTCCAAGCATCTGCTTGCCGGCCTCATCTACTGCGGCCACTGCGGGGGCAGGTACTACCTTCGGAACACCGGCAAGTATTCCTACTACGCCTGTTACTCCCGCACCAAGCAGATGAAAAGCATGGTCAAGGACCCGAACTGCAAGAACAAGATATGGAAGGGTGCGGAGCTGGAAGCCATTGTGGACGCCCGGATTCGGGAGCTTCTCAGCTCACCGGAGATGGCCGCAGAGATCGCTACCAGCCGCTCCAAGCCCGCCCCAGTCAGCAAGAACGCAGACATCGAAAAGAGGCTCCGGGAAATCGACAAGCAAATCGGCAAGCTCATGGAGCTGTACCAGCACGACGATATACCGCCCGAGCTTCTGGGCGAGCGTATCAACAAGCTCTACAACGAGCGCACCGCTCTGGAATCCACCCTTGCCCCGGTGGTCGAGGATGAGGCCATGCCGTTCGATTTGGTGGAGGCCCTCATCTCGGATGCCGCGCAGGTCTGGGACTTCGCGGACGAGAGCCAGAAACGCCGCATCCTGCAAAGCCTTGTGTCCCGCATTGTGCTCACCGACGATGACGTCCAGATTGAGTGGGCCTTCTGACAGCAACGAAAAAAGCCCTACCGCTCACGTGAGCGGTAGGGCTTTCCTGTTACTTTTCTGAAGACTGCGCGATTGCGTTCTGCACAACGGCGGCTTCGGTCGCAGCAGCAGTGCTGGCGGCAATCGATGTAGCATTCGCAGAGCTGGCGCTTTCCAGTGCCGCAGTAGCGGCGGGCAGCACCTTCTGCTTGCGTACCTCGGCCTCAATGTAGGTGGTGAGGTACTCGGTCAGATCGCCATAGGTTTCCTCGATAAAGGCTTTGGTTGCGGGGCTGATCGCCTTGATACAGGCGGCAAGCGCCATAGCAAGGGCCTGCTTCTGAGCCTCCGCGTCAAAGCTACCGGCCTTTTTCAGTTCATCGACGTAGGTCTGCGAAACGGCAGACACGGCGATACTGACGATACCGGTTACTTCCTCGATGACGTTCCCCAGCAGAATGCTGTTGGTCTGCGCTGCGGCCTCCTCGCCTTTCTTCTTTACGAAGGCGGCAACAAAAGCGGACAGCGCGGTCACTGCGGCGGTGACAACCGCCATCAGCAGGTTAAAGACAGCTTCATTCATCAGTCGTACTCCTTACATTTTGATGCAGTAGTCAAGGCTGACCCAGCCAGCGCCGGATTTCAGCTTGCCCCACTTGCTTGCGCCGGCCCCTGTGGATTCCTCCACAATCGTGTAGACACCGGGTTTGATGAATCCCTTGCGGGCGTAGCCGGTGCCGGGGCCAGACCGGATGTTGAGGTCGGTAGCGGTGATTCTCACCAGATAGTTCACGTCTGCGGAGCCGCCCTCCACCGAGATGGTGTTGGCGTCTACCCAGCCGTACACGTTGCTGGTGGCGTCGGTGTGGATGATGTGGTACGGGTGCTTGGCGTTGGCCGACATCGCGGTAATCTTCGCGGGACCTGCCTTCGCCGCAGAGCCGCTGGCGGCGTTGGCACTGGTGTAGTGCTTGCCGCCGGCGAAGTTGACCACCGTGCCGATGTCCAGCCCCTCCGTGGAGGTGCTGGGGGTCGAGGGCGCGGAAGGCTGCGCGGTGGAGCCGCCGAGCTGCGCCGTGACCTTGTTGGCGAGATCGCCCATGCGGGCGTACATCCAGTCACCGGGGCAGCTCTTGTTGGCGAACCATCGGTGGACAGTCAAGACCATCTCGTCAGACTTGGGGGCATAGTTGAGGGTCTTGTTTTTGTCGCCCAGCCAGAGCAGCTTTTTCTTGCCGTTTCGCCGGCAGATGTCCACGCAAAGGGTGATGAGCTTCTGGTACACGACATCCTTGAAGGCATACGGCGCGGTGGTGTCGGACGCGCACTCGATGGTCACGGCTCGCTGGTCGTTGGCGTTGGAGGACGTACACCAAGAACGATTGCCCTCATCCACGCACAGCAGCACCCGGCCATCCACGCCGATACCGTAGTTGCAGGACGCCTGACGGGACGTAGGCGCGAACACGTTGCCCAGCGTCTCCACAGAACACTGGCCTACCACGCAATGCGGGGTGATGCGGTCGATGGCGTGGGTACGCTTGCCGGAATGATTCGGGCTGAGTTTCGTATAGTTTACGAGCGAACTGTTGCTCATGCTATTACCTCCATTCGCGGGCGCTGCGTACTTGTCGTAGTAGGTCTGACCGTACCCTGCCCGCTTGATTTTGACTGCCTCACCCTGATTGGCAGGGCGCTCAAAGTTCAGCAGCACACTGTCGCTGGCAGTCCGAACGGCAGTCGCGGTTTTCAGGGTGGACAACACGGACTTGTAGCCGGTGGAAAGCTCCTCAAACAGAAAATCGAGCTGCATATCCAAGTCCCCGATGGACTTGCCAGCAGCCCGAGCGAAAGCAAGCAGATTCTGTTTTCGGCTCCAATACGTCCACTGAGCGAGGCCGTAGCCCGCGCTGTCGTGGACAAAGTTCTGGTACTTCCCGCTATCTACGGCGGCGGTGTACGCCGCGTCTGTGTAGCCCAGCTTCTTCTCGTAGGTGTTCTGTAGGTTCTGCGGATTCAGGCCGCTCTCAGCGTAGAGGTTTCCCATGAGGCCGGCAGCGCCAGCCGGGGAAAGCCCCTTGCCGGTGAGGTAGTTCCAAATCCTTTTCTCGTTGGTGCTCATCGCGCCTCAGTCCTTTCTTAGCCCACGCCCGTAGTCCCGTCCCCCGAAGCGTCAGAAATGACGTCTGCGGTGCCCGTAGGCAGCGTGGTGGGCTTGTCCGGCCAGTGATTGTTTTTGCTCAGGTTCTCGATGGCAGATTTGAGGCCGTACACAAGGACCACGCCGATAATCTGCGTGACGGCCACCTGTGATAAGCTCTCGGCAATCTGCATCTTGTCGAGGAAGGCGAGGACATAGCTGCACCATACCCATGCAAACCCGTTGGCAAGGCAGACCCACACGACCATCTTCATGGTCTCGTGCTTTTTCTTCTTCACCGCAGAATTGCCGGCCCGCGACTTCTTGCGCGAGCCAGCGCTTATGCTGCGGATGACGAGATAGCCGAGGAAGACGACGCTCATAACGCCTACGCTGGCGAGAATGGCGATGAGGATATTCCAGCCAGTTCCCATACTCATACCTCCCTGTGGCGATAATGACATCGACTACTGGACCTTATCCCCGCCGCTGCCGGGCCGGGTCCGTCCGGGGATAGGCTCATCGATGTTCACGATTTTCAGCTTGTTCATGGCCGGCTGAACGACGGAGTGGATGTACCCGTTGCCCCCGACGTCCTCGTAATCGCTGAACATCTCCCAGAAAGCCTCGGCCTCCATCGTGTTCCATGTACCCGCCGGGTTGCAAGCAGGGTCGGTATAATACCGGTAGCTCTGAAGCAGACGGTCTCTGAGCCGGTTCCGCTCGCGGCGGCTCATGTCATCCTCCATCTTCTTCAGCCGCTCGATCTGCTCGCTCTGCGCCGAGTGCAGGGCGTCGATTTCCGTCTGCAACTCCTTCTGGACCCGCAGACTTTGTGCGCGGTACTCAGGGTATTTGCTTACTTGGTCAAGGGCGGTTTTGAGCTGCTCGTCCTTCTTCTTGCCGGCCTCGTACCGTTCAATCAGATACTTTGACACCTTCCTGTAAATCAGGTAGCAGAATAGGATAGCAAGCAGCAGCTCAACAACATTGAGTACCGTGATGCTGCCGAACACGTCCTTGAACTCCTCCAATCCAGTCAATGGCATTACCTCCCACCTTTAGTCTGAAAAAGCCGGCGGCCTTATACAGACCGCCGGTATTCAGCCATATTGACGTCGCCGACGAGCGTCTGCAAACGGGCGGCAAGTGCCTCATCTTCCAGAGCCTGCGCCCCGAGCTGCTCTAACACCTCGGCCTGAGCCTTGATGATGCCAGCTTGCCGGAGGCAGATGTCGGCCAATTCTTCGATGACGCTCATTCGGCGACAACGTACTTCTCGCCGGTAATCTCCTCGTAGCGGTCAGCGTTGATTTCGCCGTCCTCCACGCGGGACACCAGCTCGGTCTTAACACCGTTCTTGCGGTAGTCGGGAACAGAATCCCAAACCTGCGTACCGGCAATCAGCCGGTTGGCCCAAATCTTATTCATCAGTTTGTACCTCCTTCAGAAATGGCAAGAGTGCTGACAAGGGAATCCAGCTCGCATACGGCGTCCTCAATGGCGCTCATACGCTCATCATTCATCTCGTCCTGCTCACACATGGCGTCCTCGATCTCGCTCATCCGGGTGCCGGTCAGCTCGTCCTGCTCACACAGGGCGTCTTCCAGCGCGGCAGTGCTCTCGTTGACCTGCTGGATAACAGGCCCGGTCTTATCGACGGCACGATAATGCCGGTCGATTTCGTACCAGTCGTAGCAGTTGCCCTCCACGTCCTCGGCGCTCTCGATTTTCCGCACGACGCGGAAGTTATCGGTGATAGTCTGGTCGGGGAAGGTCTGCTCGATCTGGTGGAACCCGGTCAGGTCGGTGTGGGAATCGCCTTTAGTTTTGAGGACTTCGATTTCGCCCTGCGTTCCAAATACGTATTCCAAGTGAGTTCCTCCTTTCGCTGCTTCTGCCGGATGATGCGCTTCAGCTCACGCATGAGGCGTTCACCTTGGAACAGCATCCGATACAGGTTGTGGTTGTTGCAGTGTTTCAACTGCCCAAGGCGGGACAGCAGACTTGCCGCCGCTCCTGCCAAGATGCGCTTTTTCAAGCGCCTCCGCTTGCGGTAACGGGCGATGGCCCGCTTGATGCGGAGTAAATTGTGCTTGCGCGGGATGGTGTAGCCACGCCCATAACGATAGCCCACCGCATCGGGCATACGCTCTTTCGGCCTCTCATACCCGCGCCGTGGAGGGTCCAGCGGGATGCGCGGATGCCTCCTCACCGTCGGGAATATCTGCCAATCGTCTTTGAGCCGGAGCTGATGGGCGTTCAGCCATGTCTCCACGAGCACACGCAGCTTTTTCAGCTTGCGCTTGCTCGACCCAAAGATGGTCAGGTTGTCCATGTAGCGGACATAGTGCTTGCACAGCCCGCTCTCACGGATGAGCCTGTCCATCGGCTGCAAGACCGTGTTGGCAAACCACTGAGAGGTGTAGGCCCCAATCTGTACGCCGTCCTTTACGACGCGCCAGATGAGGTCAAGAACGCGGCGGTCTTTGATAAGCTGGCGCATACGGTCCATCACGACCTCCGGCTGCAAGCTGTCGTAGAAATGCCGGATGTCTCCGCAGAACTCATACTTCGTCCCGCGAGGGTCTTTGTCCATCCAGATCTCGATGGCTTTCCGGGCGTGATGCGGACCACGGTCGCGGATGCTCCCGCAGCAGTAGTAATCCATGCCGCGCATGAACACTGGCTGCAAGACCTGAATCAGCGCGTGATGAACATACTGGTCCGGCCACTGGGCCGGCTCGCTGACCGTGCGCCACTTCCGGGCGCTGGCGTCCCACCGCTGGGACACATGGGGCTTCTTCTGCTCGAAACCGTCGATGATGATTTGCCGCAGCTCCACGACGCGCTCCTCCTTCGTCTCCTCCACCCATGCGGTGCAGGAGTTCGGACGGTGGTGCGTACGCCAGTGGTGGGTGCGGTTCACCTCGTCGATGGCAAGCAGCAGGTTGTCATCAGATACGAGCTTCTCAAAGAGATTCTTTGCTCGCTTCACAGGGATGTTCCTCCTTTTAGCTGTACGGGCTTTCCAGCGCCTCCGTAGAGGTGTACTAACCCGCTCCCCAAATTTGCTTATCTTCACCAAGGGGTGCGCGACTACCTGTGCCGTGAATGGAGGATGAGCAAAGCACAAAAAGGATGCGGCAGCCGATGTTCGCGTTCGAGTTCGAGACGTCGTTGTAGTTGACGTAGAACAGGCCGTGGTTGGTGTTCTGGTTGTAGTTGCCACCAACGTAGAGGCACGGGTTCGACGAGTTGAAGTTCCAGTTATCGCACGTAACCCAGAACGATGACATCGGCACTGCACAGGTAGCCCCGGTTGGTCCCCGCGCCTACGGCGCGGGTCCCTTATGAGGGGGCTTCGCCCCCTCAAACTCCCCCATTAGGGGAGTTCTTGGAGGCGGCAGCCGATGTACGCGTACGAGTACGAGACGTCGTTGTAGTAGACGTAGAACAGGCCGAGGTAGGTGACCTGGCTGTAGCTGCCACCAACGTAGAGGCACGGGTACGACGAGTTGAAGTGCCAGCCATCGCACGAGTACGTAGAATCGCTGCCACTCGCCGCAGTTGGAATGAACAGCGGGAACCCGCCGTTCGTCTTCACCGTGAACTTGGAGGGGTAGCCATTCGACGGCGTACCAACACTCACACCGTTGGCGCTGTCGCTGAACTGGCTGGGGTTCTTGATGATGTTCAGGCCGCTGCCATTGTAGTAGCAGCCATCCATCCAGTCGTACACGTTATCCCACAAGCCCTCGATGTTGCGGTACTGGCAGCAACTATACGAGGTGCGGGAGTTCTGCGTGGTGCCGGTGTGGTACGGCATACTGTCCGTCGCGCCCATGTTGAACTTGCTGCCACTTGGAGAACAGCCGTACCCGATTTTCGCCTGAGAGTTCCAGTCGGCGAACTCTACGATGTAGAGCAGCCAGATGGTAAAGCGCATGGCGAAGTCCATCTGCCAGATGTTCGAGCCGAGATTATGGATGCTGGACCGAGCAGACGAACGGGTGATGTCGGCTTTGGGCTGACCACCGGACTGGCTTTTCCAGTTGCTCGTGTGGCAGTGATAGCGACCGATGTACACGACATCGCGCTCGCCCTTGCCATCGCCCCTGTCCATGTGGGCGGGGGAAACAGAAAAGCCGCTCTGCGCTCTGTCGGCGATCTGGATTTTCAGGCCGTTGCCGTTCTGGGTCAGCTTGTACCAGAACTTCGGGATGGCGACCATCGTACCGCCGGTGCGCTCGCTCTTGACCATGCCCGCCCACGGCTGCAAATCGTCGAAGGGAGAGCTGTACTTACTTGCGCCCTTCACATACGGCACGGGGTCAGTGAAGCCCGCCGCCTCATCGGTGCGGGTCCACTTGGTCGTGCTGCTGCCATCCCAGCTCGCGCCGTAGATGTGGACCATGTTGGTCACATTGACCGTAAAGGTCTTGTTGGCGGGAGCGTTGTGGTTCGTGCCAGCCGCGACCTTTACGGTTACAGTCACGTTGCCCTCATCGAGCGCGGTGACGTTTACCTTGTTGCCGCTGACCGACACGCTGACGACATCGGGGTCGCCGGACGTGGCGGTAATCACACCGTCACCGACACGGGTCACGGTGACAGCGCCAGTGGGCGTATCTCCGTCCAGCGACAGCGAAGTCGGATTGAGGCTCAGAGAGCCAGCAGCCTTGGCAATGCTCCACGCCACGGTCTTGGCTGTGGTGGTGCCGTCGCTCCACTGGTAGCCGGGCTTCGGAGTGAAGCTGGCGTTGTAGCTGCCCGCGTTGGTGCCGCTGGTCGTGCCGCCCAGTGTCAGCTCGGCGCTGTTGTAATCGTCGAACGTGGGGGTCTGCGCCTGACCGGTGTAGGTCAAGCTCTCGCCCTGAGACGGGATGGCCGCAATGGGGATTTTGACGGTGGCGGTGTAGTTCTCGCCGGCCTCCGTCACGTTGACCTCTACGGACGCAGAGGTCTTGCCGGAAATTGTGGCGCTTACCGTGTATTTGCCGGCCTTCTTGACCGAGATCGCAGCCACGCCGCTGCCGTTTGCGGTGGCACTGTAGATACTGCCACCGAGGACAGCCTTTGCCTCCGCGCTGGGGGCAGTCGTGACAGTAATGGTCGCGGTGAACACGGCCAGCGTGACTTCATACTGGCCAAAGTACGCACCGGTGGTCACGGTTGTGGAATACTGCTCGCCAGACGCGGTGCTCGCGCTGACAGTGTACTCCGTATTGCAGTTCTTGACGCTGACGGAATCCACGAGGCTCTCCGGCACAGTGCCGGTTTTGGTGTCTCCCGCGCCGTCAGTGACCGTGTACTCCTGACCGGCGAACTCAGCGTCGAACGTGATTTTCAGAACACACCCGGAGCCGCCGCCCCCTTCAAGCGCTTCGTTTGCCTTCTCCAACGCGCTGTTGGCGATGGCGCGAACCGCTTCAAGCTCAGGGCCGCTGACGCCGGGTACGTTCACACTTCCATAGTTGCCCATAGGCTTACTCCTTTCCTTGCTGAATCCGATACCTCACAGAGATGGCACTGGCCGGGACCTGCAAGGCACGGAATCGGATTTTCCCGTCCAGCATCTCGCAGGTCGGGCAAAAGCCGCAGGCCACCATAACAGCGACGGATGCGGGGTCAGGATTGACCCTCGCTTCGTCATGTTCGGTCACGCCGGCAGCAGTGAGGTCATAGTAGTTCGGATAGGCGTTGGTGTCCGCTGACCATCCCGTTACCGGAATCGTCGCCGACACCTCCTGCGCCTTATCGGGCTTTTGCGCTTCGAGTTCCTCCAAGGCGTCCGCAGCCGCGTTAGCGACTTCGGCGATCTCGGCCTTTACCTTCAGCGCCAGAGATTTCAGATGGTTAAAGGCTACAACTGCCAATGTGTATCACCTCCTAAATATGGCTGAGGGACAGGCAACCCTCCACGACCCACCCGTCTGCCCGTCCTTCAGGCTTTACTGCTTAGGTGGTGGGGAAAACCTCGGCCAGCATCTCAGCGACCTCACCGTCGGTGGCGATAGTCACCACGGGGGTCTCAGTGCCGTTAATCTTGATGTTGCCAACGGTAGTGCTGGCCTCGACCTTGGTCGCACCAGCGGCGACGCCCTCGACCTTGGAGAAGTGCTCCTTGGACATCAGGCCATCAGCCTCGGCAGTAGCCTTCTGGTAGGTGGTGTCCTGTCCGGGGATGCCCAGACCAGTGATGTCCTCCTTGGTGACGGCAGTCACAGCGGTCACGTGGCCCAGCTCATCCACAGTCACCTTGTAGAAGCCGCTCGCAGCGGCGGTGTGAGAGGGGTGGGTGTAGTTATTCGCGCCCTCTGCGATGCCGTCCAGCTTGGTCTTATCGGCATCGGAGAAGTTGTTGTCCGACAGCACCTTGTCGCCGTCCTTCTGGACGTAGTTGGACAGGTCAACAGTGGTATCGTCCAGCAGAACGACCTCGCCCTCAACCTTGGCATAGATGTCGTAGTGCTGGGTCTCCTCGTTCAGCACGAGGTACAGCACGTTGTCCTGTGCGGAGGCAGCCTCGGGAACGGCGTCCACCTTCTCGAAGTGGGCATGGCCGGTGGCAGCGATAGCGGTCTGGATGGCCTGAGCTACCTGCGCGTTGGTCTGATACTGGGCGTCATTAGTGAGCTGGCTGACCTTGGTAGGGATAGCAGCCTTCAGGTTCGTAGCCAGAGACTTCAGATGGCCGAGCTTGGTGAGCTTGTTGACATCGTAACTCATGATAAAATCCTCCTAATAAGTTTTGGTATTATCTCAGGCTTCGGGGTCTTCCGAGCCAAAGATTTCGGAAATCATCTCAGCGACTTCGCCGTCAGTGGCGATGCGGTCATCCACGATGGCGTCTACGTCGCCTTCGAGGTCTCCGGTGCCGAGAGCTTCCAGCTCGCCGGCGGCGTTCTTAATCTGGTAGACGGTGGAGACGCCTTCCTCCACCACAGCGATGACCTGACCGACATAGGCGGTCGGGTTGGTCTGTGCGTAGGTTTGCGCGTCGGACATAGAGTAGAACACCGAGTTTTTGTCCAGCGGGAAAGCATCCTGCCGGGACATACTCAGCGGGAACTCCATAAAGGCAAAACTCTTGTCAGAACCGTTGATAGCCATACTTCATTCCCTCCTCTCAGCCCAGCGTGACCTTCAGGGTCGCGGCGTTCTCGTAAGGCACAGCAGGCTCAAACACCCACACGTTATACGCAACGGCGGTGTAGCCCTCAGCGCCCTCGACATTGACGGAAGACTGCGTAAAGGTGCTGGTCACGTCGGCGTTCATCGCGGTCTCGTTGATGACCTTGGTCACGCCGGTCTTGCCAGCGATGCAGGCGATGACCACACGCTGCGCCCCGGCAGGGACGTTGATGGTCAGCGTACCGGCGGCATACGCTTTGTTGCTCTTGGTCAGGCCCCGGATGTAGGCACTGTCAACGGTGGGCTTCTCTGTGGTGGCCCCGTAGAAGTAGTTCCGGTAGGGCGTGTAGGCCCCGGTGGTCTTCTCCTTCGTACCGGAAGCGATGTTCACGGCAGGGTCAGAGGCGCTGCCGAGGTTGTCGTTGGCAGTCACACCAGCGCCGTGAGTGGCGATGGCCTTGTACTTCAGGGACGCCACGACGTTCTCGCCGCCCTGGTCTCCGATGATAAAGCCATTGCCGCCATTGTTATCGGAACCGGCGCTCAGGCTGGCAGCGTCCACGCTGGCGATCTGCTCGGTGCTGTCATCGGTGATACGCTGAACCACCCAGTTGGAGGCGGTGACACCGGTCTCCGGGCCGTACTGGTAGCTGCCGGGGTTCAGATTGCCTGCCGTGTACGCAGCAGACGCCAGAGAGGTGCCGGCCTCCACAGCTTTCGCACCGGACAGGTTGAACCCGCTGATGCTGGGCTGGGCGGTGATAGTGGGCTGAAGGCGTTTGCTCAGGATTTCGGTGAACACGTCCAGCACACTCTTGCCCTTAGAGCTGAGAGTGGCGGTGCCGTCCGCGTTCTTGGTCAGGTTGCCGAACTGGGTGTAGTTGCCGGCCAGCGTGATGTCCTCCGGCATAATCACCTTGTCGGCATCCACATTACCGGTGATGCTCACCCAGTCCTCGCCGTCGAAACGGTAGGCAGTCATCTCATAGGTGATGCTGTCCACCACAGTGACCACAGCGAACATATCTCCGGCCTTCGGGGTAATGTCGCTGTGCTCAGTGAAGTACGCCTCGATGACCGAAGCGTCGGTCGCTTCAAGGTCGGTCTTGGTGCCGGTGTACACCGCACCGCCGCCCACGCCGTTGAGCGCCTCAGCCAGATCATCGTCGGTTACGTAGCCGTCCAGACTGACGGTGGTATCGTCGAGCAGCTCGACCACGCCGTCAATCAGGGCGTACACGTCGTAATGGCCGGTCTCATCGTTGTGGACGAGGTACAGCACGTTTTCCTCAGCCGCGCCAGCGTCAGGCACGGTATCGGACTTCTGGAAGCGGGCGTGGCCCGCTTTGGAAATCGCGGCGAGATATTCCGTCTTGATGCGGGTCGCCGTGTCCTTCAGGGCTTTTACGTTTACGACCTTGGTCTCGTCATAAGCCATATTTTGGTCTCCTCCTGTTTCTTAGTTTTGCGGTTCGTCTTCCTCGGGCGGGAACACCTCGTCAAGCATCTGCTCCGTGTCGCCGGTTGTCACGATGGCCTCGTCGGGAAGGCCGGAGCCTTCATACGAGAGTGTGCCATCGGGCGTGGTGGAGAATCCGTCGCCGAGTTTTACGCCGCCCAAGCGGTCCTTAGTTGCTACTGGCAATACATAGGTGCCACCCCCTCCACTGATGCCGCCGTCGGCAGACAGCAACACGAGGGTAGCCGCCATGTCCTCCGTCGGCGCTTGCTGCACCCAGAACCGCACAGCGCCGTCAAGCACACGGGAAGATGTGCTCATGCCGGCTGCCTTTGCTATATTCTGGGCGGCTTTATGCAACATGACCTGCGGAATCAAGCCCTCAACAGCCTCCTCAACGGGGAGGTCCAGATAAAGCTCTCCTTCCACAATGTCTTCTGCATCTTCCAAATCCGCGCTGCTGGCCCAGCCAGCGGCGGGAATCGTGATTTCGACCTCGGCCACATCGCCACCGCCGCCCAGACTGCCGCCGTGGGCGTTGGGGTCGGAGTTGTGGTCGGCAATCATCTGCTGCACGTGGGCGACAGTGGCGATTGCCTCCGGGTCGATGATGGCGGTCACGGCGTCAACGTCGCCCACCGCCGCGATGAGGTCGAACGTGGCGAGCTTGCCCACGATGGAGCTTGCAGGGCGAATCCACTCCGGCTCATTTTCAAGGGACAGGTAGGTGAACGGGACTTCGCCCTCGTCCGGGTCCTCAGCAAAGAGCACGATGTTCGTCAGGTAAAAGCCCGTCTCCACATTGTCGCTCTTGATTTGGACCGTGACTTGGCACTCGCCGTCCACGGGGTTTGTCACGGCGGCAATCATCGCGTCCATGACATACCCGGCAGGCCCGGTCATGGTCTTCGGCGTCATGCCTTCGGGAATCTGGCCGCTGCCCGCCGCCGCCCTCGTGTACTTCATCGAGCATCTACCCGCGAGGACTTTGCCAATCAGACTTACGCCGGTGAGGGAACCGTAGCTCCCGTCTTCAAACTTGGACATAATCGCTCCTCCTTCTTAGTCAATTCTCTTGGATTTGATGTGCGTGTGATAGACAACCCCTCCTGCACCGTCCTGACGGCCTCTGTGCGCCCTTTTCACGTCGGGCGGGGTAGATGTCAGGGTAGGCGTCTGAACGGCTCCACGCGAGAGCTGGACGGGCATCTGGGCGGTCCTATCAGCACTGAACGGAGGAGGCGCGAACTTTGCCCCCAAATACCCGCCAAAGTTGACGCCCAGCACATCTGTGCTTTCTCTGTCTTGGCCCACCGGCACGGCAGACACGTCCGTGTCCACGAACCCGCAGCGCAGCAAGGTCAGGTCGTAGCGGTAGGTGCGGTAGGTACGGAGGTAGAGCCGCATACCGACGCCCGCCACCAAAATCCGCTTGATAGCGTAGGCGATAGGCTCAATCAGCTCCTCCCGGTCGGGAGACAGCAGGCTGGTGTCTACATACAAGGCGATCTTGGCCGGAAACACATCTTCCAGCAGCACATCGCTCTGCTCCACATCAAGCAGCATAGCTGCTGCCCGAATCACCGTGTCCGTGTCGCCGCCCGAGAGCTGCGCCATGATTTTCACCTTGATGGCGAGCCGGTAGAATCTATCGTCAGAACTGACCCGCTTAACGCCGAAGTTCGCGCCATAGCGGTCAAGCACAGAGCCACAGGCATAGTCAAGGTCATCCCACAGTCGTACCAGCTCGGCCTGCTCCTCGACAGTTTCGAGGCCCCATGCAAGGATGGAGAACAGCTTGCCAATGTTGGTTTCCAGCGGGAGGCCCAACTGCACGTTGTCGTAGTCTTTTCGGCTGTAGGCGCTGGTCAGCGCGTACAGCATTTTGGAGAGGAACTTATTGCTCATTCGACCACCACCATATCCTCATTCGTGACCGCCTTCTCGCGGGCCGCGATGGTGATATTCTTCCAGCTGTAGGTCTCCCCGTCAGAGCTGATTTGCAGGTCGAAGTCTACGACGCCTTGGACCTTGAAAACCTCCGTCGGGAGGGCCACGCAGATGACGTTCTGGCCGATATTCAAGCCGCCGCGCGTGTCGGAGCCGATATACTCCGCGAGCCGCTGCTTGATTTGCTCGATGCCGTCCAGCGGAAAGGTGTTGTCGGTTTGGAGGTTGAACACCTTCACCCAAACGTTCACCGGCGCGGGACGGCTGAAACAGATATTCTTGATGTTCCCGGCGGCGTCTACCACCGGCACGGTCACATTGCCGTAGGTCTGAATGCCCGCGCCCTTTCTGCGGTGAATGGACTTAGCGATCTCCTCGTCCAACCCGCCGTACACCACCAGCTCGATGGAGTGGGGCGGCAGGCCGCTGGCGTTAGTCTCGTCGGTGTCGTTCTCCTCGCCGGTCACAGCGATGACGGCCTCGACGTTTTCATAGATCGCGGCGATAATGGCGTCAAGGTTGACGCCACCGGCAAAATCCGTGGAAACGTAATACCGGGCGCGAAACTCATCGTCCGTCTCAGTGTTACGCCCACCCTCGAACGACGCGGCGTTGGACACCGACGTGATGCCTGTCTTCGGATTGGTGATAATGGTAATCGTACCGGCGTCCGTGTTCCCATCTGGGCCGGCCACCACAGCGGAGGCTGGGAGCGTGATGCTGCCGTCGAGGATGACGCCGGATTGCAGCGTGATGTACTGTTGCCCCGCAACCGTCTCTGCGAGGTAGCCTTCCGGGACCTCCGTGCCTATCTCACCGGTAAAGGTGAGGTAGCCCACGGCTTTCTGCGCCCCGAGCAGCCGTAGGCCGATTGCCCGTCCGAGGTTGTACAGGCTGTGGCCTACCGCCGTGTCCACGAACCGGCTGTTGTAGACGTCTTCGAGGGTGGAGAACAGGAGGTTGAGCATCCAAGCGTAAATCCGCAGGAAAATACCCAGCGGAGAGCGCACGGTCAGGTTGGCTTTGGAGCCGAACAGCTCACGCGCTTTGTATTCGAGCGCGTCCAGCAACTCTGCGTAGGTGGGGCGTCTGAAACCGGCGTCAGTCAGGCCCCAGTCTGTGGTTTTCGCCATTATGCTGTCACCTCCAATGTGATGGTCTCTTTATTGACGAGCGTCGCGGTGAAGGCCACCGAGACGCTCCTGCCGTCATAGGAGACGGTCATCGAATCAATGCGGGAAACGTCCGGCTCCTGAAAGATAGCCTCCCGCATGATTTCCTTGATTTCTTCCTCGTCCACGTCGTTCTGGTTGACGCCAAGAATCCGTTCATAATCGGTGCCGTGGGCAGCATCGGTGAAAAACTCGGCCTTCCACGTCAGCAGGGCGTGTCGGACATTCTGGACCGTAGTGTCGCGGTCAAAAATCTTCGTGAAATGCCCCTCATCGTCCAGCACCAAGTCGCGGGTGTCTGGGTCAATTAGCAGGGTCATGTTTTCCATGCGCCACCACCTCCTATACAGGCTGCCCGGTCATGCCGCCGGAATCGCCGGGATGGGTGTGGTGCGCCCCGCTGACACGCTCCTCGGCCACGATGTCCTTCGAGGCCGTGATTTGGCCTTCCACGTGGACGTCACCCTTGATTTGCACCCCGCCCTTTGTGACCGCAACATAGACGCTGCCATCATCCGCTGCGAGGACAAGGGCTTCGCTGGGGAGGCCCTGAACCGTATAGCTACCCGCCACGATGCCGCCGACGAATACGGCATCCGTGGTGGCATGGTTACGTTCGGTGAGCGGCTGGGCCTCTTTCGCCCCGCTCACGGTGCTGTCCATGTCGTGGTCGAGGTAGAGCACCACGCCCACGTCGCCCGCCTTAATCCACGGGCGAATGATGAAACCGCCGCTGCGGGTGCAAGCGACGGGGATGCTCAGGATGGGCGGCTGGCTCTCATATTTGCCGTTCTGCAAGTGCTTGGACAGGGGCTGGACGTCAACCGTCATTTTGGCTGGGTCGAACGCCGTCACTGACACGACCGCCGCCACACAGATGGATTCTGCCAGCCGCCGGTCGTGAATCTGCTGGTAGTTGTATGGCTTTACGTTCGGCATCGGCTCACCTCCTAATACGGCCTCAGCTCCATCGAGGTCTCCCAGTCGCTTGTCCTGCCGCCGCTGTGCTTGCCTTCCACGACAATGAAGCGGCCATTCAGGTCAGCCGACTGAATTTTGATGACCTCTGCGGTAGCCACACGATAGTTGAGCAGACAGGAGCGGGAGATGGTGTCCTCGTCCCGATCCTCGCCTGTGGTCTGAGAGTTCAGGTCGGTCTCCACCGGAATCTGCACCTTCTCCTCATCGGCCCGAAGCAGTCCGTTGGCCGGTGTGAGCGTCAGGCCGTTGTCGATACCGTCATCGGCCTTGGTGATGTAGATTTGCCCGGTAGTCCGTATGATAAAGCGGCTCTTGCACTCGTTCACCACGATCTCCGTCAGCACCTGCTTCAGATTGCCCCGGCAGACCCGGCCACGCGGATAGCTCACATCGGTGGTCAGCTCGCATTTCGAGACCTCGACGCCGAAGATGTTCAGCAGGTCTTTCACGATGGCTGACGCCTTGGAGTTCTGCACGTAGGTCTTGTTGATGAGCTTGCCGAGAATCTCGTCGGCGCAGGGCTGGACGGTCAGCGTGGAGGTCCAGTCCGTGTTGGACTGCTTGTGCTTCAAGCCGACCACTTTTCCAATCAAAATGCAGCCAACATCGCCCTCGTACCCGGCGTTCAGGATAACCGGGTCATTCTTCTTGATGTTGGCGCGTGTGTTCGCGGAGAGGTTCGTCACCGTCACCGTCGCCACCGGCGGCTCATCGCTGTCATCAAACGGGATGCTGAACTTGAAGTCCAGCTCGCCGAGGGTGTACTTCTTGTTCCCGATGACCAGCGTGGCCTCCCGAATCCAGAACGCCATCTCACTCCACCCGCCTTTCGTAGAGGTAGAGCTTTACTTCCTTGCCGAAGTTCTCAGGCGTCACCTCGGAAATCTCCTCGCCGGTAATGCAGACGGGTATGATGACCGGCAGCGGGAACCGCTCGTCTTCCACGACGTTGAACAGCGCCCTGCCATACCGGATGATTTCTCCGAACACAAGCACGTCACCGTTGAGGTCGAGAAGGTCAACGGTGAAGAACTTCCCGACCTCGTTGTACTTGACGGTGAACGTGTACGTCTTATCCGTCAGCTTGATAGAAAAAGAGTACGGCACCTTCGACACGTCGATGTCGATGTACTCAACGTCTTCGTTCAGGTCAATCAGTTGCAGCGCCATACTCCATCATCTCCTTATCCTGCTGCCAGACCGTCGTAGCCGCCCGTGCTCCGCGTCAGCGGGGCAGAGCTGCTCGGCGTGTCGTATGCCTCCCTGTAACGCTCCGCGCTTGCAGAGCTGACCGATTGCAGGGAGGCGGTGGTCATTCCCATGCTGGCGGTTTTCGCCAACTGCTGGTTGTCCGTCTTGCCGGCGTCCTGACTGGACATCAGGACTTCGGAATCCATCGGCACAAACTCAGACGATACCAGCTTTACCTGTTTCAGCGTGGCCGAGAAGGACGCGCCGTTTCGGTTCTTGTAGCTGCGGTCAAACTTCAGGCTGGTGAACACGAGGTTCGCCATGCGGGTCACGCCGGTGTACGTGATGATGTCACGGGATTCCCGCATGGCCTTCAGTGCGTTGATGGCGCTGTCACCGCCCACGATGGTGCCTGAAATCGTAAGTTGGCCCGCAGCGTTGTTCACGTGGTCGTTGATGTCAGCCCCATCCTCCACCGGGTTGGAGGTCACGGAGCTGCTGTAGCTCTCGCTCTCTTTCTCGACCACGCCGTTTTCAAAAGGCACGAAACGGACCGTTCCGCCCTTTCGCCCGGTGAGCGTATAAGCCATTTCGACACCTCCTTAGAAGGAATACTGGTTCTTCAGGGACATCTGCTGCAACTCCTCCTCGCGGAACTCGTCGTACAGCTCACGGACGGTATCGCGCAGAGAATCGCGCATATTGTCCACGGTTTCCTCGGAGACTTCGCCGTACACGTTGACCGTGATGGCCGGCGCAAAGGCCGGCGCGGGAGAGCCGCCGTCCGTGGGGAAGTCCGGGTCGCCAGTGTCGATGTCAACCGGCTGCGGCCTATCACCAGAGCCGCCCTCGTCGCCCGCAGGGGCGGGCTGCTCGGGGCCGGTGACTTGGGTGACGCCCACGCCGTCAGCCAGCAGCCGCAGCAGCTCAGGGCTGACCATGATGACCTGTGCGACCTGTCCATTGACAGCCGCCGGGTCGAAGCCGTTGACCACGGGGTTGACGCCATAAGTGACGTCATCCACCTTCGGCGCGTTGACAGACGGCAAGTTGAACTCGGTGGGCATAGCACCCTCGATGCCCTTCTTGACGCCGCCCATCGTCTTCTCAAAGCCCTCGCCAACACCGAGGGCCATGTTCTTACCTACTTGGTCGGAGAATACGGTGGACGGACTGTGGATGCCCAGCAAGCCCTTCACGCCATTAACGATGCCGCTGAAGAAGCCTTTGACCTTATCCGTTATCCAGCCAATCATGGACGAGATACCTTGCCAGATACCTTGCACGATGCTCTTGCCCACGTTGACGATACCGCTCATCAGCGCCCCGATGCCGCTCACGATTGCCGAGATGATTTGCGGCAACTGCGCCACGAGCTGCGGGATTGCTTGAATGATACCACTTGCGAGCTGAAGCAGAAGCTGGACGCCGGTTTCAAGAATCATCGGCATATTCGCCACCAACGTGTCAGCAATCGACGTGATGATGGCCGGTAGCTGTTCCAGCAGAGCCGGAATAGCCTGAACAATGCCCATCGCCAAGTTCGTCAGGATCTGGATGCCCTGCTCCAAGATGATTGGCATATTCTCCGTGAAGAACGTGATGAGCGATTCGATGATGACCGGCAACTGTTCAAGCAGCAGCGGCACCGTGTCTACGATGCCTTGCACGAGGTTCATAATGATGGTCGCGCCCTGTTCCAAGATGAGCGGTAGGCTCTCTGTCAGAGCTGCGATGATGCCGTCGATGATGAGGGGCAGCTGCTCGATGAGCTGCGGCAGGGCGGTCATAATACCCTCTGCCAGCCCGCTCAGGAGCTGCATACCCGCCTCTATGAGCATCGGGACATTCTCAATCAGAGATGTTGCCACGGACACGATAGCGTTTACGAACTCCGGTATGAGCGTCGGCAGCATTTGCCCGACCGATGTAATCAGGCTGTCCACCAACTGAATGGCGGCATCTGCGATGACCGGCACATTCTCTACAAGGGTCTGCGCAATCATCAACACCGCATCAACCGCAACCGGAGCCAGCTCAGGCAGCAGCCCGATCAGAGAGCTGAGCACCTCGTCGAAGATGCCGGCAGCCGCCTCCACAATGGGCGGAAGCAACCCGCTGATTGCGGGGACTGCCTGCCCCAGCGCCTCCGGGAGAGCTGCGGCAAGGTTTTCTACGACCGGCGTGACATTCTTCACGACATTTCCGAAGTTGGCCGTGACGTCGTTCACCAGCTTGCCGATGTCAGCATTTTCATTACCGAGGCCGGCAAACAGGTTTTGCATTGCCGCTTTGGTGCTGGCCCACGAGCCGCTGATTGTCTCAGCAGCCTCCTTCGCTGTAGTGCCGGTAATGCCCATCTCCGTCTGAATGACGTGGATGGCCTCGGTAATATCGGCGAAAGAGTTGATGTCGAACGTGGTGCCAGCGAGCTTGCCGGCGTCATCCAGAAGACGCTGCATTTCTTCCTGCGTACCGCTGTAGCCGAGCTTCAGGTTGTCCAGCATCGTGAAGTTCTGCATAGAAAACCCGCGATAGGCGTTTTGGATGAGTTCCATATCGGTGCCCATCTTATTGGCGTTGTCGGACATATCCGTAATCGCCAAGTCAACCTGCTCCGCCGCCGCTGCGGTGTCCCCGCCAAGAGAACTAATCATGCTCGCGGAAAAGCTCGTGGCGAGGTTCATGTAGTTGTTCGCAGACATACCTGCCGTCTGGAAGGCGTTTGAGGCATACTCCTGAACCTTTCCAGACGCGCTGCCAAACAGCGTATCAACGCCACCAATAAGCTGCTCGTACTCGGCATAAGCCGACACGACCTGTTTACCGATGGCAACAGCCCCCGCCACAGCAGCGGCGCTCACTGCTGCAACGGAGGCACCTACGCCTTTAAGGACACCTCCAAGGCGTCCGAACTTCTCGCTGGATTCATCCGCTGCGTCTCCCAAGCCGTCCACATTTCCACGAGCGCCGCCGGCGGCATTTCCAAGCGAGGTTGTTTGGGTGGATGCCTGTTGAGCGCTCCGTGCCATATCAATGAGGCGGTCTTTTGCCCCCTGAACGGCGTTTCCGAAGCCGTTACGGATGGTGTTAATCGGGTGGGCGAATTTCGACCCGATGCTTGAAATGTCGGAAGTTACACTATCTGCAAACTCCCTTGCTCTGCCGGTGACGTAAGTAAACGCGCCCCCTACGCCAGACCGGATGGACGATGAAAAACTGTCTCCGCTGTCGATTCCATCGAGGAACGAGCTGCGGAAGGCTGAACCGACGGACCGGGCCTGCGTATGAACACCACCAAGGCTGCTTGTCACATTTCGGATATTGGCTTCTGCCCGAGAAGTGTCGGCGTCAATATTTATCCGACTGCTCCCGAGGCCGCCAATGCTGCTCGTGATATTGCGAATGTTCGCCTCAGCTCGGGAGGTATTCGCTTCGACGTTAATGCTATACGTCAGTCTGCGGGCCTCATCCACGGTTCATCCCTCCCTTCGGTCAGTCTTTTTTATTCCACTCGGTCTGCCACAGGATGCGGGCCTGTTCGGCCTCTGCGAAGTCGTACAGGTCCATAGCCTTCAGCTCTGAGTAGCTGACGCCGCTCATGCAGAAGACCATCCTCCATAGACGCTCATTGTTACGCGCACGGCGTTCTGCGGTCTTAGGATTTATTTCGCTCCGCAAGAAAGGTTTCGATCTCACGCACCAGCTCGCTCGGGGTAGCAATGTCATCCTGCTCGTCGAAGTATTTCAGGCCGCCCTTGGCTACCTCAGTCGGTGCGGTGACGCAGCCCTTGATGAGAGCGTCCACATACTTCGCGGTGTTCTTTCTGCCGTTGGCAGGATTGATGTACAGGTCGGTCAGGTTAGAATACCAAGCAAAAGTAACGCTCTGAAGCTGGTAGTCAGTGCCTCCCACGGTTACGGTTTTTGTACGGGCCATAGGTCTTATCCTCCTTTGAAACATTCGCGCGCGTATAACTTACGCGAATTAGACGATTTAGGCGTATTAGGGATATACGGGTAATGCCCTAACCCCTCTAATTGCTCTATTTCTGCTTAATATTAGAAATAGATGTTTCAATGTTTCATAACGGGTAAAAGCCAGTATTCATGCGGGTTTACGCTGAAACATTGATGAAACATTGGCCGAAACTTTGAAACATTTACGGCTGAAACATTGGGTTGAATTTCCCGCCTAAACTTCGACTTTCGTGTCTAATGTTTGACTTACAGGAAGATGTTTCACCCAATGTTTCAGCCAATGTTTCAGTTATTCAGCTTCAAATCCGGGATGATGAAGATGACGGTGACGTCCGCGGATTCCTTGGCTCTCGCCCGGTCGGGCAGCTTGGAAACCATGACGTTCTGGGCGAAAATCACGGTGCCGTTATCGTTCGCGTCCGTGACAGCGAGGTTCGCCATCACGTTGCGCTCCGCACACTGCTCGATGAAAGAGACATCCGGGGAATCCTGCTGAAGCGTGATGGTCAGCTTGGCAGCCTTGTTCGCGTTCAGGATGTAGGTGCTGTCACCCTTCACACCCTTCTTCAACGTGACATTATCCTCGTCACGAGCGAGGGTGAACATACTCTCACCGAACATCCGAAGCTGCCGGTTGTTGAACGTAATGTTCACTTTCATGGGGTCGTAAGTTACCAACATGGATTATCCCTCCCTTCTTACAGCGAGACGCGGAGAACGCCCTTGGTCTTAACCTGATGGATTGCACCAGACAGCAGAGCCTCCCACGTGATGTCAGGCATCACACGGTTGCGGCGCTGCTCCTCAGTGCTGTCAGCGTACTTCGGAACATTCACGGTATAAACGCCGGCCTTGCTCTCCTGGTCTACCGCGATGATATTCAGGTCAACCGCCTCGGCAAGAGCCTGAAGGACCGCAGTAGCGATAAAGCCAAACCCGTCATCGCCATAGTTGATGTTGGCGTTTTCAAGCAGCATATCGTAGAGCAGGTCGCGCATCCGCTTGGCGATCCAGTCACCGCCGAGCACGATGTCAATGAACTCGCCATCGAGGCAGGTGCCATCCTTCACGTACTGCCGCTTGTACTCCTCCGTCAAGAAGTTGACGTGGTTATCAAGCAGGATGCTCCGTTCGCTCTCGGTCAGCTTGGGCAGGGAGATGAGTTTCTCGCCCTCGCTGGTGTCGGCGTTGCCATCCTGCGGGCGTTTGAACTTCCACGTCACGGACTGCGGGTAGAACGGGCCGACGTTGCCAGTGTAGGAGGCGTCAGGCTCCTCACTCAAATACTGCTCGTCGGTGTAGATGACAGCAGCGCGGGCCGTTACACAGGCGAAATCCTTGTTGCAGGTCTGACCCATGTAGAATTTCCGATGGTCCTCCACACCAGCGCCCAATTCAGCCTCGGTGGGTTCGCTGGCCTCTGCAAACTTGGCAAGGGCCATAACATATTCGTCGTCGTCCTTGTCGGTAAGCAGGTAATACCAGTCGTTATCCACGTCAGCCTGAAACTGCTTGATAGTGTTGATGAGGTTGTCGGCGGCGCTCACGGCATCGGTTCCGTTCACAAACTCAGCGGTGGCCTCTGCTGCCACGGGGAGGCTCAGAAGCTCGTCCTCAAAGATGTCCACCATCTCGGGGATGGTATCGGCCTCGCCGCCCTCTGTGGCGGTGTAGAGCACCGTAGCGTCCACGACAGCGGCAGTGTAGGTTTTACCTCCCTTGGTAAAGCTGGTGTCAGCAAACAAGGCAGCGAGCTGCGCGGCAGTGGTGATTTCCACGTCCGTGGTAATTTCGACCACGGCCTTATCATCCCCGCCGATTCGGACCCACAGGTTTTTGCTGGCGGCAATGGAAAGCTCGCCAGCAAACGTGATTGCGAAGGTCGCGGGGGACGCAGGGGTCGCGCTGGGCGGCTCAAAACTCACGATTTTGAACTTATCCACGAGGGATTCCGCAAGGGTGGTCTTGCCCTGATTAAGCAGGGTGGTCGCCTTGCGAACGACCTTGGCGTTAGGACACGGACCATCAGGCCCATAGACAGCCTCGACGCTTGCCACATCCCGGTACGTATCAACCGGGTAAGCCCCGGTGGTAGACACGAGAAGGATGTCGAGGCTTTCTTTCTCGGTGGGCAGTGCGTCACGCTGCACCACGACAATTACATCTTTTGCCATTTGGCGTTCCTCCTTCTTATGAGTGTGCGTTTCCCGCCGGGTTTCCCGGATGCAGCACGGTGGTTGTCGGCTTTTCATCTGTTCGCACGTAAGAAAAGCGGACATCGAAACCGTAGCGGCGAATGGAATCTTCCACAAAGAACCCGGTTCGATTTGTTACTGAGCCTACTGTGTTGACCACAATATCGCCGTGTTCGGTTCGGAGATTGTGACCGCTGAGCAGGAAAAAGCCGTGAGCCTTTTCGCACAGCACCAACGCTTCGTCCTCGCCGAAAACATAGCCGTCCTCCGCATTTCGGTTCATGCCGCAAAAGGTAAAGGACATAGTAGCCGTTACCGGCTCCGAACGTCTAAATCTGAAATCCTCCCCGGTCGGAATGACCTCGTGCAGTCCAAAAGAGTGTTCATTGATGCGCGGGGCCAGCACACTGTAGTAACAGTAGGGAAAGTCCGGTATATCGGAAATCTGTTCCGACAGCTTTACTGGACACCCGATATGGGCCTCCAATTCAGCAACGACGGCGTTACGCATTTGCTCAAAAGTCACTTCTTCACCCCCTCCACAAGATAGCGGTGCATCGGGTGGATGGAGTTATGGGATAGCTTTTGCGTGACGGTGTACTGTTGTCCGTCGTAGGTGTCACGGATGATTTGGCCGGTTTCGATTTCGATGGCTTCATCCGTGTAGAGCTTCTGGGTGTTATGCGTGTACGAGCCTTCCGGCAGCAGCTTCCAATCAAGATTAGACAAAGGAAGTACCACACCCCAGAAGGACTTAACCGGTTCCTCAACCGGCATAGATTGCCCGCCCGGGCCTCGCACGAAAGTACGGCTCGTAACCGTGAGGATGTGCAGCAGCGCTCGGGGGAGCCTCGGTGTGTTGTAGAACACGACTTATTCCTCCTCCACTTTGAACGCGATACGGTCCCGGATATGGGTGCCGGTTTCATACAGCGTTGTATGCTGGGTTTTCTTGGAGAAGTCTGACGGTGGCTTTACTCGGTTCTCGTCGATGAAGTTCTGCACCAACTGCGCTGCCTGAGCGCCAATGGCGTTTGCGGCTGCGTCCGCTGAAATCTGACCCGACAACACTTTGTTGACCTGCCCTGACACGATACTTCCCAACTTGTCTTGGTCCGCGTCGAAGCTGGCTCGAATGAACGAGCGCTCAGGCAGCTTATCGGTTCCGTATTCATGCGCGGCGGCGATTTTCAAAACTTCTGAATCAACACCGTCGCCGACGATTCCGACGACGATTTTCTTACCGTCCATACTTCGGCAAGCCGATTTCAGCCGTTCAAACTCTACGAGGATCTCATTGACGCTTGACACATCAATACCTCCTATACAGGTTGATAAGCTGTTGCCACGATTCAGGCGTAGACTTGTCGAAATTCCATGTGACGTCGGAAATGGAGAACGAAGACAGACCCTGCGAGCCGTTCTGCAAGCTGGTGTAGGCTTGCGAGACCATATCCCACAGCAGCCCTTCAAGGTCAGCGGGCAGGGTTTGAGGGTCATCGTCCGTAGCGTCTTTCGGCAGGACATACCCAGCCGTGTAGCTCACTTCGATAACCCTCTTGGTCGCAACGATGTCGTATGCAAGACCCCTGCGATACCCCGCTTTTAACCAGCCCTCGTCACGATAGATAACCCCAATCTCAGCCGTTTGAGCATAGTCATAGCTTTTCGGGTCAACTTCCTTGCCGTCTTCCTTGACGTACTCAACGCTGACGATAGGGTATTCCAGCGTGACGAGTTCCTGCTGGCCGTCCGCATCGTAAAACTGACGGTACGAACGCTTACCCAAATGCCTGCCGATTTGCCGCTCAATCCACGATGAAGCTCTGTTAATCAGCAGCGTGACTATCTCGTCCGTTCTCTCGTCCTCGATGTCCGACAGGCCCAGCATCAGCTTCATCCGGTCAAGGGTTGTTAGCGCGTTATCTGCAAGCATAAGGACCTCCTATGCGGTTGGGCGGCGATTACTTTTCGCCGCCCGTTTCCGTCTTCTTCACTTCCGGCTTCTTGACCTCCGGCGCAGCCGGGTTCTTAGTTTCGCTGGGACCGGTGGCCTTATTACTGGTCGGACCCACGGGCTTGTAAATCCTCGGCATAGCGCGGCCCTCCTTACACGGGCTGGACGTGCTTATCGCCCAGCACAACGGCCAGCGTGGTGCTGGTAGCAGCAGCGCCGGACGCGGTGATTTTCACGAAGTTCTTCAGACCGAGCAGGTCGATGTCGATATTCACGACGTCGCCCACTTCCAGCTCCTCGGTAGTGAAGGTTCCGCCTTCGGTCTGCTTCTCAGGAAACACCAGCTTGTCGGTGACAGCCTCATAGGAGCTGTTGTCATCGCTGTGGGTGACGGTCAGGGTCAGAGCACCGGCAGTGCCGATGACCGCTCCGATGACGCCAGACAAGAAACCAGTCCGGTCAATGGCGTTACCAGAGGTGTAGGGCAGAACCTTGACGTTCTGAATCAGTTCTCTTTTCATCTTGGGCTACCTCCCGTTGATTAGACAGGGACGGCGACCTTGGTAGCCACAGCGAAGCTCTCGTCGTGACGGAGGCCGGTGTCCACATTGTTGATGGCACGAATCAGGGTCTGGTCGTTCTCGAACGCGGAAATCAGGTTGCCGGCATCGTCAGTCCAAGAACCCTCGCGACTGGTCTCAATTTCGAGAGCGCCCTGCTCGCCGATTACGAGGTCGTTCCAGTTGCCGAAGATAATGGAGGACTTGCCGCCGGTGGTTTCCAGCAGGTTGGTGGTGCGGTAAGGATAGCCAACCAGAGTGCCGTTGTCGTTCATCTCCTTGGCGAAGATGAAGCTGCCCACGTTATCGCGCAGGGACTTGAAGAACTGCTCCACACTGGTGTTGAACACGAAGCCCAGACCGTCAGCGTAGACGTTGTTCTTCAGGACAGAAGCAACGAGGTAGTTGGGGAAAGCGGCGGTCAGAACACCGGCAGAGCTGGCATACTCAGCATCCAGCCCGGTCACGTCGATGTTCAGCACACCCTTGTTCTTGGTGATGCCCAAAGGCTGGAACTCACCGCCGGTGCCGTTCAGAGCGCCCCAGTCAACGCCCAGAGCCATCTGCTTAGTCACGTCCTGACCGACGATGACGTCGTTGTCAAAGTTGGTGGAGCGCAGCAGGTCGTTGCTCATGGGGATGAGGGCGGTCAGCTTCTTCGCGGACAGCTTCAGGTTGCCAAACCGAGGAGCGGTCTTGGGAATGGAGCGGTTCTCACCAGTGAACAGAGCGCGGGAGCCAGTCTTGATTTTGGGAATGTTCAGGTTGCCATTCGCCATGCCGAGCCGACGAGCGCCGAGGCTGTAGATAACAGTCGCGGGGTACAGCAGCTCGATAATCTCGTTGGCGTACACCTCGGGGACCAGATAGCCGCCTTCGGCGGGAGAAGTGGCAGACAGGGCCTTGAACTCACGAGCCATCTCGGCATCGCCAAACTTACGCTCGGCGGTAAAAGCAGCCCGCTCGACATCGCCGCCAGAGGCGTGGATGCACTTCACGGCGCGGCCAAACATACCGTAAGCAGCCTTGCGGCGCTCAGGGCCAGACATGGAGGCCATACGAGCCTTAAAGCCGCTCGCCTGACCACCGTCGCGGGAAGCACCCGTAGAGAGGAACAGATTGGCGTACTTGCGCTGGGCGGCGGGCGCAGCCTTCTGCTCACTGGCGCGGGCAGGGGCTGCCTTCTGCTCAGCAGCAGGAGCGGCGGCGGGAGCATTGTTCTCACCAGCACCCTCGGCGGTCTTAACGCCGTTCAGAGCGGCGATAACCTTGGCGATGAACTCAGGGGAAACGGGGCTACCACCCTCGCCTTCGCCCTTCAGATCGCCCTCACCCTCGCCGGCAGGCTCGTTCACAGGCTCACCAATGGGAGGCTCGGAACTCTCCATGCCTTCGAGGATAGCGGAAATCTCGGACAGAATCTCGTCAGTGCCAAAGCCGATGGGGGAGCTTTCGCCGCCCTCGCTGACGGCCTTGCGCTTCTCGTCGAGGTTTGCGAACACCTTCGCAATCAGTTCGGCGAGCTGTTCCTGAGTAAGTTTCATTTGAATTACCTCCTGTTTTGCGTGGGGACGATTTCAAACACGATCCCCGATGTTTTGGTTTGCACGGGACCTTTGCCCGCTTTCTGGATGTTGTTCTGTACAGTGGCGTCCTCCGGTGCAGCGGGTTCCAAGAACGGGCCGAGAATTTCGGCCAGCTCGCGGACAACTGCAATGAAGGGCTTCAGTGCATCGAGCCTCGCTCGGGTGATTCTTCCGGCCTTGATTTCGGAACGAAGATCCTCAGCGAGAGATTTGACCTCCTCAACCCTTGCTTGGTCATTCATAGCCCAAGTAACGATGGAGACCTCCCACAGCCGAATTTCTTTCAAATGCCGGACACCGGTATCGCTGTCGAAGTCGAAAGCAACCGCATCGTAGCCGATGGACAGTTCAGTCAGAACGCCATCTCTCAAAAGCGTCCGAATATCGCGGCCCATTGATGTGTCGCTGATTTTGCCCCGGATGAAAAGACCTTTTCCGTCCTCGCGCAGTTCAAGCGGCTTGCCAACAGGAAGCCAGCAATCGTTGTGCAGCGCGAGGATTTTGATGCGGTCAAAATCCTCTCTGATGGTCTTGGAGAACGCGCCTTTCTCGATGATGTCATCACCGCTGTCCCTGTTGCCAAAGACCGCGGCATACCCAGAGAACTCGCCACTCTCATCAGAGCTTTCCAGTTCAAACTTGAACGCTTTGTACTCGCGTGTAGAGGCTTTCGGCTCCGGCGTTACACCGGCAGCTCGTTTTCCCTTAATTGCCATACGGGTTTCCTCCTTTCCTCAGAGATTAGGGCATCTTAAAAACCGCCGTATGTCAGATAACACCGGCAGTTGATAAGCTCCTCGGGGCGAGGGTCCTGCGGGTCTCTCGGGAATCGGAGACCGTTGGAAAATTTGGCGTCAATCGCTACCGTCTCGCCGTCCAGTATGACGTGGTTTGGGCCGCGAGATCCATCACGGGGATTCTTCTGCGGTCTGTGGTGCCACGTCTTTGTTTTAGCGCCCGCCGACTTCATCATGTCGAATTGGCCAGTAGCAAGCGCGGTCATGGTTTCTTGCCGTGCGATGATTTTCACACGCGCAGCGGATGCGTCTTTCATCTCGTCTTGAATGGCTTTCCTAAGCGTGTGCTGGCTGACGCCATCTGACACACAGCGAACCACAATATCCGAGATTTTACGCTGGGTAGTTTGCTCAATGCCGACAATGCGCCGAGCGCCATTCACTTTGGCTGAGGACACGAATTCCGGTCTCTCCTCAACAGACAGACCGTAGATGCTCTCACTGATGTCAGCGCCTTCATCATAAGTCCGCTTCCATAGCGGGTTAAACAGATTCGCCAACTTTTCAGCCTCAGCGTTCCAGTCAAGCAGCCCTGACGCGATGGCATCGGCAAGCCGCTGCTGCTCGATCTCCGGCAGCATCTCCCAAAGCGCAGGGTCGAAAGTGCCATCGGGAAGCAGATAATCCGCCAAGGACGATAGCGCATCGGGAACATCTGCCTTTTCGGTCAATCCAAGCGCGGCAGAGACGGCAGCCTCTTGCCCTGCAAAATGCTTGGCAATAGCCGTCTCGAACAGTCTGGAATTCTCTCGGACAGCCGCTGCCTCACGTCTGAGAAGGGCGGTGGGGTTCATGCGGCGGTCTTTTTTCTCTCCATGCTCAGGAATGTCCATAGCGGCCATGTCTTCCTGCAACAGCGTTTGCGAGACCTCCGCGGGGTCATCTGTTTCGCTCAGAAACAGGTCGTTGATGGAGACCTTGAACACGTTGCCGCCCTCGGTATCAGGAAGGTCGAGTAACCCACGGGCCTCATTCTTGGTGAGCAACCCCGCATTGTAGGCTTCAAGGGCTTTCGCTTTATTGAAGTCTTGGTCGTAAGGAACAACAGGGTCATAGCGCCACACCAGCCCGTCCCCGAACAGCGGGAGGAGCTGCTTGTTGATGGCCTCCTCACGCGCCCGGATGCGCGGCATGAGCACGTTTTTAGCGTAGATGTATTGCGCAGCGTCGGCTGTGGAACGGTTGCTGTTTTCGGTGATGCCCATGATTTCTCTCGGCACCCCGAAATGTTCCAGCACGGCGTCACGCATGGCGGTGCGGCTCTCGATAAAGCCGAGGTTTTTACCGTCGCTGCTCCCCAATTCCTTGACGTCTACATTCCCTGACAAAGCTGCTGCGCGGTGGCTGTTCTCAACGCCTTTATGCTTCTGATTCCAGCGGGCCAGAAATGCGTCCCTTTGGTCAGGCGTAGCGTCCGGCATAAGAAACACTACCGGCGGCGTGGCGTCATTGTAGAAAAACCGCTTTTGGAACTGAGCGGCGTACTCGTCAATTTCCACCTCGTCCGCGATGCTTTCAGCGATACCGAGGCCCCGCATGAACGGGTCGAGCGGATTTAGCTGCTTCATCACGAACATATCATCCACCGGAACGGTCATGGTCAGGCCGCCGGGAGACGTAATCATATAGCTGGGATTACCCAGATACGGCGTCATCTTGACCCAGTGCGGAGGAACGTTCCACAGCTCGATGGGGCGGTTGAGTTCGTCCCGCTCGATGAGGAAAAAGCTCTCGCCGACGAGCATCAGGTAGATTTCGTGAAGCCGCCAGACAGCGGAACTCGTCATCTCGTAAAGCGGGTTGGGCTGCTCCATGAAGTCGAGGAACCGATGCTTTGTGATTTCAGTCTCTGAGCCGTCCGGGTTCACACGCAGCAGCTTGCCTCCAACATTGGCGATGTCGCTTGCGATGCGGTCAACGACCGCAAGCCGGGGGCTTTTCGAGAACATATCCAGCCATTCGGCTGTATTCATGGAGGGCGGTCGCGCCCAACGGGAGACGAAACTGTCGCGGGCCGAACTCATGTACTCGTCCCGCACTTTTCGTCTCGTGATTTCGATGTTAAAGATTCTCATATTTCACCTCAACTGAAGGAGAAGCCGAACTCCGGCTTAGAGTTTTCCAGCTCTAAATAGGCGTTGGCCGAGGCGTCCACCATGTCTTTTAGCTTACCGACCGGGAAGTTTTCAAGCTGCCGAAAGTAATCGTCGTTCCATTCGGCTATCTTGACGTCCACGTTGCCGGCCAGCCATTGAGAGGAGAACGGCTCTGCCCGCGTTACCTTATCTCCGCTTTCGAGCGAAGTGGTTACAGTAAAACCGCCAAGCATCCGCACGAAACTCTGGGCTTGGTCTTTACCGGCCTGCCCGGGGTCTTGCGGCAACCTGACGGTCACGTTTCCATATAGGGCGTTATCGCTTTGAGCGGTATTAAGGATGAGCTTACGCACATCCGCGCCATTTTCTCGGACGTTTATCACATCCGCAACAAAGATGCGGCCATTTCGCCGCTTCCCAAGAAGAACGCCGGCAGTGTACGCGCTGCTGTCGCTACGGCTGTTCTTACGGAGTGCTTGCGGCAAGCCGTCCAGCTCGTCGGCTTCTTCAGGGGACGTAGCGGCCAAGTCCCACGCACGAACCCATCGAATGACATCGGTTGGGGTTGCGTGGAACATCTGACCAATCTTGGACCGCTTGAAGTAGTGGCCCGCAGACCTGCGGATTTTCCAGTTGCCGTTCAAAAGCTGCTCTTGGTCGAACTCTGACATGGCCCTCAGAGCGCCCATGTAACCGGGGTCATGTTTCATCATGGCCTTGTTGTCAGACAGCTTGGCACTGATGAAGGAGACGGATTTCACATCCTCCTGGTCTTCCGGGGTGTAGAGGTTGAACGTCTCATACAGTTCCTGCGGGGTATCGGCCCAGTGGAGGATGTTGTTTCGCCGCACGAAATACCGCAGCTTTCCGCACCGGCTCTCGTCAGCATAACCCGTTTCGGGGTCAATCCACCAGTCGATGAACTTTGCCACCCAGCTTTCCCCGTCAGGGTTGCAGGTAGCGCGAATGTAGGGCTTAACCCCGCAGGTAGAACGGTTTCGGGAGAACATATAGAAAAACTGGCTCTCTGTGAAGTGGACGAGTTCGTCAAACATCAAGAGCGGGATCTGAGAACCCTGCCAGTTGTACTTCTCCTTCTCGTAGAACATATGGGCGAACGTGACCTTCGCGCCGGATTGAAACCTCCACTGCACATTCGGGGTCAAAACGCTCGTCGCTCCGAGGTAAGGGTAAAGCTCTTGGCTTGTGGCGTACAAGCCGCCGGCGCTCATAATCTGAGGCCGGGATTGCCGGAATATCACGGCCTCGAACAGTTTGTTGTCGATGTGCCGCAGGCATTCCAGCAAAAGCGCGTATGTCTTGCCGCCACCCGCAGCCCCGCCATAAATGCAGATGTCGGCAGGAGACCGCAAGAAAAGCTCCTGCTTGCCCTGCTGTGGACGAATGATGATGGGCTTGTTTTCAGGCTCACTCTTTCTTCTTGCCATTCTCACCAACCTCCGAATCTCTTTCAGGCAGATAGATTTGGACCTGCGGCTGAACAGAAATCGGCCCGCCGGTGATTTTAGCCTCGACAGCCTTCCTGTCATTGAAGAAGTCGCCGCCGTAAACCTTCAGGGCATAAATGATGGCGGTGGTGTCACCGTTTACAACCCGCTCCATCAGCTTGTTCTGACACATCGCCACGACGGAAAGGCGGCCTGAATCAATGGCCTTCTTCAGAGCGGGGTGCTCCTTTTGGAGCTTTTGCAGGGTGCGTCGCGTGATGTCGAATGCGCTTGCGATTTCTTCCATCGACTTACCCTGCATTGACAGGGATTGTACGATGGCGAGGTTGTTTTCAACTTCGCCCGATTCTATCCACTGCTCGAACAAGTCCTTTCTTTTTTTCTCATTAGCCATACCTCTCCGCTACCTTTTCGATCAGGGCGGTCATCAGACCCACGTGCTTGTTGTGCTTAAAACCGCCGGGGTACTCGATGTTCAGCTCTTTTTCAAGGTATTCCTCGTAGACTTCACGCGGGAGCTGCTTCGGTCTCGTACAAGCGCAGTAGATATAACCCGCGTTGCAAGCGAGGACGCCAACCTCCTCAAAATAGTTTTCGAGGAGAGAAACGTAGCTCTCACGTGTATGGAACTTCTGCTTGAATACGATGCCGTTCGTCACACCCAGCGTGTAGTTCTTGTCATCCAAATACCAGAGGCAATCCCCCGCGCCGGCGGACAGCTTGGTCTTATCGTAAGCCTTCTCCACATAGGCGAGGTTACGAGTGCAAGTAACCAACGTGCCATCGGCCTTCAGAACTGCGTTACAAGCCGTGAGAACGGCTTTCTCGAACTCATCATCCACGACGGAATTGATGACGGCCTCCAAGACGCAGTAGTCAAACAAGCCACGCGCTTTGACCGCCCGCTCTGCATCGAGAATGTTGGCAATGATGCCCTTCATGTCCAGCTTGTTCGCGCCCTTCACCATCAAAGAAGGCTCATAGGCGTGAATGTCATAGCCCTTGGACTTCAGCAGCTTGACGTAGGCCATTCGGCCAGCTCCGATGTCGATGATACTGTCGGACTTCTGCAAACGAGGAATCAGATATTTTTCGTACAGAACAGAAGAATTAGACTGCCGGCCATCCGTACTCAGGCGCTTCGGTTGGGCAAGAAACTGGTGGTAGGTCTGAACGCCGAGGTTATCGAAGTTGTACTTGCCGTACTCAACGCCCATGCACTCCAAAAACTCCGGCACATCCTCGTTGCGAATGGCGTAGCACAGAACGCCATAGCCCAGTTTCTTGGAGCAGTAGGCGTACTCGGAATTGAGGATGACGTTGCCGTCGCCGTCAGTAACGATGCTGCCCCACTCGCCATAGCGTGACATCAGCTTGGTGATTTCGGAGCAGATGAGCACGTTCTTCGGCTCACTCTCGATTTTGATTTTGTCGGACGGGCAGTAGCGATAGCCACCCACGGTGAACTCCTCAACGCGGACAGAGGTCTTGCTCGTCTCAATCGAGTTGTGCATGAGGTTGAACAGAATCTCGTCCTGCAAATTCGGGCTGTTAATTCTGATACAGGGCAGATATTCCAGCCCGATTGCGGTCGCCGCCTTTTTACGCTGGTGGCCGGCGGTGATGACATTGTTCGAGGCGTTGACAATCAGAGGCTTCACCATGCCGAATCGACGGATGCTGTGCTGCAACGCCTCTAACGCCTCGGGCGTAATGGAGCGCGGGTTGTACTCAGACCCCGTAACCTCGTCGATGGGTACTTTTTCTACGAAGTCAATCACGATTCTCAACTCCTTTCAGCAGGTAATCAGCGAAGCTACCGGACAAGATAGCTCCGGAATCAATATACTCTTGATACTTCTCGTTCAGCTGGTCCAGCTCTACCTGCGAAATGAAGAAAGACACGTCGCCAAATCGGAATTGGCAGAACGGCAGGACCGCTCTCGATTCCTTTTTCTTCGGCTCCACGCTTTCTGTCTCTTGCGGGATTTCGATGTTTGTCCCTTCCGGGGTAACATCTGCGGTGAAATTGTGTACCGGAGCGACGTCATCCCGCGCTGCTTCTTGTGCTTCGGGAATACTCGGTTCAATTTCATCATCAACGCCTCCAACTACACCAGGGCTATGGATTGTGCTCACCTGCGGCTTTTTCTGCTTCGGCTTGTCATTCACACCCATAAAATTGAAAGCGGGAATCTTAATCTCGGCCTGTTCAGGCTCAATGTCAAAGGCCTCTGCGCTCAACTCAAAACGGTCGAGCAAGAGCTGGTTCTTTTCCAGCGTGAGGTCAACACGAGACAGCTCGGATTTCAGCTTCTCGAAGTCCCAGTCGCTGTATTCGCTGGTCTTGTTGTCTACCAGCCGGAACAGGTTGATCTGCTCCTCGGTCAACTCATCGGCGATGATACACGGGACCGTCTGAATCCCCATTTCCCGGCAAGCCCGCACACGGGTATGGCCGCACACGATGGTGTAGTTCATGTCCACAACGACGGGGAACAGGAAGCCGAAACGCTCAATGCTGTATTTTACCTTCTCGACGGCGAGGTCATTGTTACGCGGGTTGTTTTCATATTCTCTCAGCCGAGAAGTGGAAATTTCTCTGATGTTCATTCCTCTTTACCTCCCGTCAGGAACAGAACAAACCCCAGATAGGTTTTGTTTCTGCTGATGTAGTCATCGTAGACCGCCTTCAACCGGTTGTACTCGTCCTCCGTAAGCGGCAGCTCGTTGTTGCCAAAGATGAGGCACTTGTGCTCGGTGAAGAATTTACGGTCGCGGTTGGGTGTAAAGAACGTGGTTTTGAAGTCCGAGCCGATTCCGCTCAGCTCCTGATGGAGCTTGCCGACATCCCATGTAGAATACTCGTGGCTCTTGTTATCCACGATGCGGGCCAGCTTCGCGTCTTCCTCGGACAGATTCTGGATGATGCAGGGAACTTCCTCCATGCCGAGCCGCTTTGCAGCTTTCAGGCGGGTGTGACCCGAAATGATGACGTTGTTGGCGTCAATGGTGATTGGGTTAAGAAACCCGAATTCTTGAATGCTGTCAGCGACTTTCGCCACGCCAGCATCATTTCGACGGGCGTTTCCCTCATACTCGATGAGTTCATCTACCCGTTTGTAGACTATCTCCATGTCTTGTCCTCCTTGTTCTGAGCATAAAAAAGGGAGCCTCCACACAAAACGGAAGGCCCCCTGATTTCACCTATTCAATTTCCGTTAATACAGCCCCCACTCCGCGAAAGCCTCGAAGCCTCCGACGGACTGAATGTGCCGGCGGGCAATCTCCACGATTTCCTCGTAGGGCTTGCCGTCGATGGTAGCATCCCCGATGGCGCAGCACAGCTCGACCGGCCGGTCGGTCTCCTGCGCCTTCAGGAAAGCATAGATGTTAACAGACACGTCCGCTTTGGACAGGTCCTTGCCATGCAGCCCGCCGCCGGTGACGGAATCGGCCATATCGGAGCCGAGCTTGCGGTTGGTTGCGCCGGTGTCCACGTCGGTGCCGCCGGTCCAGTCGCCCAGCGGATTGATTTCCGCTGTCGGGTACAGCTTCTCGATGTCAGCCCTCGCAGCGTTGCTCTGGCAGATGATGAGCCGGTTGCCATCGAGGATGTACTTGCCGTCGAACGGATGGGCAGCGTAGATGTCGCGGGCAATCGCCGCAAGCGTCTTCTGCTCGTCCGTGAGTGGGACACCCTTGAAGATGCCGTTGTCGCCGCAGCGGAACCCTTCGCTCTGGTTGTTTGCGAGGTGGGCGTCCTGCGGCACGATGGTCAGGTCAATCTGGATGAGACCTGCGATGCGCCGGATGGCGTTGTGGATGGCTCTGACTGCCTCCGGCATGAGCAGAGGAGCCGAGGTCTCGACGATGACGTGGCACACGCCATGCCCGATGAGGACCTCCACCGCGATCTTCGGGTCAGGCTGGACCTGATAGGCCAAATCCACAATCGCGCCGGCAATGCGGTCAGCGATTTTGTCCGGGTGGGACGGGTTTACTTTCTCAATCATCGTATCAGTTCCTTTGCTTTATTTTTTCGTTCCCGTTCAGGGGCGGCCCCAAAAGGTCGCAATCCACACTGGGCGGGGCTTGAACGTAGCCGTAATGGTTTGCATAGCAGTAAGCGCAGCCGTTGCTGCAAGTGCTGTATGCGCCGATGTCAACGCTCTCAACGCATTGGCACAGACCCCGCTGGTTGCGGTCCTTCGGCTTTTTAACTCCGAACATCGCCCCGTCCACACAGCAGGAATGGGGGATTCCCAAGTCTTCTGCGCAAGAAGAAAGGACGATGCCGTGCTGGGCTGCAATCTCAAAGAGCTGCTGCGCGAATTCGCGTTGCTGCTCCGGTGTGAGAGGCTGAATATTCAGCGGCCTCAGATCTACCGACCGGTAGGAATCCACAAAGCTCATCACAGCCTTGTGCGTGTGGCCCTCTAAGGTTTCGGCCAGTCTTGTGAACGCCCGGATGTGGTAGTCCCACGTGTAGCGGTCGTTTATGAAAACGGGGTCGTACCGCCAGATAGCTTTGTCCGCCCCGATTTTCTTGAAAGCAGGTATCACAACTTCGTACTTGTCCGGGATATTTTTCTCAACATCCTGCCCATACGGAGTGATGGTGTACTGGAAATAAAACTTGAACGCATCCAGCTCATGGATTCTCCCGAGCATAGGTGCTGCGTTTTTGGTCCATAAAACAAACCCATCTACTTTGTCGGGCGTGAGTGCGACACGCCCGACTTGTAGAGGGTTATATGGGTTTCTAAGGAGGACAAATCCCTTACCCACACGGTTGTAAAACCACTCGGAAAACAGTGCGGGGATGTCCGTCCGTCTACTCGCGCTCACAATCATAATGGCATCCCATCCTTCAAGTAATTTGCGAATATCCAGTTTCGGCAGGTCCGCTGCTGCTTTGTGTAGATTCCGGGTGGATTCGGCACATAGTCCCAGAAGTGGATGCGCCGAGCGTTCGTGATGTCCAGCTTGATTCGGTCATTGTCAATGTGAATTTCCGAATTGCTATCCGGCACAAACGCCACGTGCGTGTTCAGCTCCCACACAAATCCCTCGCTCAACCCGCAAAGGTAATATGCCTTCGCTCTCGGGTTTTGCTTGACGATGATGTCTACAACGGCACTGGACTTTTGCAGCGTTCCGTAGTAAACGCGGTTGTCCTTCTCGCCGATGAAGCACTTCGCGCAGCACTGCGAGATGTCCACTTCTCGAATATCCCGCAGCCAGAAGAAGTTGCACTTCTTCCTGATTTCCAAGCGCAGGTGCATGGGCGCGTGGGTAACTATGAAATCCGACGGTATCATTGTAACACCTCCTATACTGACAGGTCAATGACAGGTTTGTGACACGACGGAGACCCCTGCGATTTCGGGGTTGTTCGCCATAAACCACTCGCCAAGAGCTTCCAGAAGGGCTTCGCTGGGGCAGGAAACCGTGGGGTGGAACTCAACCCCGGTCTCACTCATGGCGCTCCTGACGGCCATGAACTCGCGGTCAAATCCGCTCACGCGGGTCCGGGCGACCTTGGCCCGCTCGCCGTGGTCTGTGTAACTCTCAAACAAAGCATGGGCGAGAGGGTTGCCGGCGCTCACGGAATCACCCACAGTCAGCTTCGCCAACGTGATTTTGTAGCCGCCGGGAACATCCCCGATAAGCACAAACTCACTTCGATTGCCCACGTAATCCGGGAGCGGGTTGCCGCCCTCGTAGGGCAGCGGGGTGAAATTCTTAATCATTTTGTACCTCCCAAATCTGATTCAGGTAATTTTCGAGTGCATCAAGACAGCTCTCTGCTGCACTGTCGAGCATATTGTGGTACTCCTCCGCGCCTCCGGTCACACCGTCCGACACAGCCTTAATCAGCAGCGCCGGAGTGTCGGACATATTCGCCGTGAGCAGGATGCCCGCCGCCTCCATGTCGCAAATCTGCGCGGTCTTGAAACGGTGGTGGAGGCTGCGTTTGTCGCCCGTGCTATCAAGGAACTTATCGCCGGACGCGCAGGTCACGCGAAGGACGCCCGGATTTGCCCCCGATGCCGCGTAAACAATATCGAGGTCGGCAGGAATGTGAACGCTGGGGTACTGCTCGTACTTCGCCGGCTCACAGCCGTCCACACCGGAGATGTCAAAGTCGTAGTGGATGACGTTGCTCACGATGAGCGGCTGCGCCAGCGGAATCCTCTCGTCCAGCCCGCCGCAAACCCCGAAGTTCAGGATCGCATCAACACTGAACTCAGAGAGTAGGGCTTGCGTTGCGGCGGCGGCCCGGATTTCCCCGGCTCCGCTTTGCACAGCCCACACCTCCTGACCTAAAATTTTGTATCGGAGAGCGGTGAAGCCTTTCAGCCTCATCAGCCCTGTGTTTGACACACGGTAGCGCCGATGAAACACTTCCATCTCACTCTCCGTGGCGATTACCAATCCGTATCGCATAAAATTCCTCCTTACAGTTCGTATTCTTTGTGGTGGGCGGACTTGCCCTTGTACCGAATCGAGGGTTTGACCCAAACCGTCTTGCCGGATTTGTACCGGCGCAGATGGCCTCGAACGTTAACCTCGTGCTCGGGCTTGGTGTACTTCCGCTTGGCCTGTTCAGGCTTTGGCAGGGCGCCGGGGTCGAACTCAGCCAACGTGTAGAACCGCCGGATGAGCGGCTGCACCCGCCGAGCCTTGCGACCTTTCTTCTTGGCCTTAGCTGGCCGATGCTCGACGCGCTGCTCAACCTCGACTACCTCGCGGTAGTAGGCCATAAACAGCATCAGCGCGTGGTACTTTAGCGCCTCTTTCTCCGGCGTCTTATCGTACCGGAGCACGAGGTCGAGCGCCAGTTGCTTCGGTTCCGAAAGCCCCGGAGCTACCCGGCGGTTGGCAATATCCATCTGCTCCGGGATGTAATCGAAGATGATAGACGCTGGAATGTTCGGCTGGACCGTTGGATAAATCGCAATCTCCACCACACCGCGCGTGTTCTCGAATGTGAATTCAATCTGCTCCTCACACAGTTCCACCACACCGAATTCCATAGGTGCAAGGAATGGCTCACGGTCAAGCCAGTGCTTGTTCTCGTAGTACCAGTCAAGAACCATCTTCATGCGAGCATTGCTCTTGACGATGATGCGGTCAGCGGTTTTGCGATTCATGGCTCAGCCCTCCTTTCAATATTTCATCGCATACTTAGCCACGAACCGCGTGGCAGTCAACGCCAGCTCATCATCGCTCTCTGCGGTTTCCCATTCGAGATTCTTGTCAAAGTAACCGGTCTCGCCAACGGTGTCTACCGTGATGTCAAGCGATTCATCACAATCATTCACGAAGACCGCAATCCGATACTTCCCGAGCACACATCCATAACAGCCGGTGCTGTCGATATACCAACCGGGGAAGCGGAACTTCCGGGCGAACTCTGCCACACGTGGGTGGGTCAGTGGTTGATATGCTACCGACATCTCAGTCCCTCCTGTTTGCATAGCGGATGACGATTCGAGCAGCTTGCCGCAGGGCGCGGGCCTGAACGGTTAGCCAGTCCTCGCCCATCAGGGGCAGCTCGCCGTCATGGGTTTTCTTCTTCTCAGATTCGGTGCAGAGCCGCTCGCAGATGTCACCGTCGTAAACCTCCGCGCAGCCTCCATAGCTGTACTGCTCCCAGTTCTGAGCGCCGTTCAATAGGTCGGCCTCTGCGACCTTCCCGATGCGGACCGAATCATCGGTGATGTGCAACCGATCCACGTAGTCATCGAACAACTCAACTGCGTAGCCCTTGACGCCCCTGTCCCAAGCGGACCGGGCAGAGTGAGCGGCGATGTCCTTCTTGATGTCAGCAATACGCCTCTGCATAACTCACAGCCTCCTCTTTGCAATCTTTGAAGTAGTCATCAGCGAAATCGTGCAAGCAGTCCTCATGGATGAGCTGCCCGTCAATGTTGTACACGGTCTCGCCCTCGTAAATCTCGCCACCGCAGTAATCGCAGTAGGCGATGGGCTTTTCCTCGGGCGGTTCAAGCGGACGTTCCGGCAGATACTCAAGCATTATCGCAGCCCTCCTCCAATCTGGTGCTCCACCGAGCAGCTTTCTCCCGGATGATGCGAGCGACCTCATCACGGTCAAAGCCGAGGACTGCCGCGCACAGGAGCACGTCAGCGAACTCCTCATTCAGCTTCCGGGACGCATCACCGGTGGTCATCGGCGTCGGGTTGCTCTTGTCGAGCGTCCGACGCATCTTCAGCGCAGCCTGCGCCAGCTCTGTGGCTTCCTCGGCCAGCCCCGCCAGCAGCTCGCAGCAGCCGAGCAAGGTATTGATACCAGCAATCTCAGCGCCCCAGTCTTCGAGCGCCTTTTCGATAGGCTGCTTGTCAAATTCAATCGTTTCCATCGCTCACAGCCTCCTTCTGAACATCTGCCGCGACTTCTGGCTCAGGCAGCTCGTTGAGCATTGCCAGAATGTGCGCGTGAGGGATTTTGTGCTTCAGCCCGTTGGTGATGAACTCGCGCTCGGCACAGCCCTTCACCAGTTCATAGAAAGTCGAGAACTTCACGTCCACGCGGTCTTCAGCGGTGAACGCATCAAGAATTCCCATAGTCTTGTCCTCCTTTGCAAAATGAAAAAGGCCCGCATTTCTGCGGGCCTTTCGGCATATAGGCAAATTCAGCTAACTATCTTGACAG